TATGTGTTTAATTCCTGAGTGGGTGCCACGCGGCAAGCCTACGCTACCTGAGAGGTTTTAACGAATCATAACCGATCACCATGGATAGAAAAATGAATAATAAAAAAGCAACGAACTACCGAGTATTTTTCCCTGGTGGAGATAGTAAACGTGGAATATTCGCTATCGACACAGGAAAAGGAACCAAGCGTATCTACTACGACCATGTTCACATCGTTGGACCATGTTGTGAACTTAGTGCATTCAGAGAACAAAATGGTTCCACGGAGAGAGTGTGCTGCCTAAAGGTAAAAGGAGTATTAAAACACGCCTATTATAAAGACGGAGAGGAGTTGAAGGTAAGTCGTTCAAATATTGTTATCGAAAACGCTATGAAGAGCAAGTAGATAACATAGTAAGCGGATTGAGATGTATTGAGATGTTGACAGCAAAAACAGAAAAGGAGAAAAATGAAAACATTGAACGCAAAATCGAAGTATCTAGTATTGGTTAACGTTGACGAAGTTTCTATAACTGAAGTCGAGGAAAAACTTAAACAGGCAGGGATTAACGCAACTGTAGTTAGCGTCCCAAGCAATAGAGAGATGGTTGATTTTTATGAAATCAAGACCCCATTTTGGAAAAGATTATTCTAACCTAACAGCGAAGCAATCGGTGGGGGTTTAGTATCTATTCGCAAAAGATAATCCAACGCAACCTAGAGCAGTTCGCCGCGCTTGAAGGTTGGCTTCCTCAATATCATACACTTGATGAAGTTAACGATTTCAAAGAGCGTGTAGATTCGCTAGTTAAAATTGAGAGCAATAGCAGATCGTCATACATTAAAACACTCAGGCCCATGACAGAACGTCTCCGGTTGGAGATTCGTCGTTGGATCGAAAATGAACAAGTTCTATGTGGATTCGACAGCGGATATTGGGAGACTAGATATGCTTACGTGTGCAACGAGGAAGGCCAAATATATAAATATCAACCTAGAATGTCGCAGCGCATTCTTGACTCAGTTATATCTGAATTTGATGAGAAGCAAGTATCAATCGAGTTGCTCATCCTTAAAGGTCGCCAATTAGGGGTCACGTCTTGGACGGCTACGAAGTTCATCCGACGTATGCTTTTTCTTCCTCATACTCAAGCTATTATGGCCTCTGTTAAAGCCTCATCATCTCAATTGATTGGAAGAATACTTGACACTGAATACAACAAATGTCCCTTCTGGCTTGTGCCATTAAAAACCCCAAGAAACTCGTTTGCCAACGGTTCAATCCTCTCAATTCAGTCTGGTATGCAAGCTACAGGACTTGCACAAGGTTGGACGCCAACCTGTGTGCATGTGTCTGAAATTGCTGATCTTAGCGATGCAAAGAAGACTATTGAGGAGGGCTTGTTTCGTGCAACCCACTCATCTAAGAACTTGTTTATGGTGTTAGAGGGAACTGGTGGGGGTAGCACGGGTTGGCTTGCTGACACATGGAGATCGGCAAAGGAGGATTGGCCGAAAGGATTATCTAGATTATGTCCTGTCTTTGTTCCATGGCCAATGTGCCCTGAAATTTACCCTGAGAGGGATTGGTTAAGGAAGTTCCCTGTAGAGAATAGCTGGAGACCGCACGAGACAACACGTAAGCACGTAGCGCGATGTGAGTCTTATATCCGCAATACTCCATATCTTGCCAAGATCGCTGGAGCCAACTGGCGTATGCCAATTGAGCAACAGTGGTTCTGGCAGTTCAACTACGACACAGCTTGCAAGAATCACACACAGAAAACGTGGGCGGCTCAAATGCCTGCCGACGATTTTGAGTCTCTCACGGGTGTACATGACTCTGTGTTTGATCCTGAAGTGATGCAGGAGGTTGAGGAGTACGTCTACGAGATAAAGACGGAACCAGAAACAGGACTAGATGTTAAGACGAGACGTGTTCCGATTCAAGCGTACATCATTCAGGGTGAGTCGATTGATGAGGACTTTATCATTGATGATAGTGATCCACGCATTGACTGGTCCAAGCCGGTTATCCAAGTGTCATGGAAGAATCACCGTGGAACGGTATACGAGTGGGAGATGATTCCCGCTCTTCCGTTTGACGAGGAAAAGGAAATCAACACGTTTGGATTGTTGTTGGTCTATGAAGAGCCTAAAGCTGGTTACGATTACAGTTGCGGGGTGGATACGGCGTCAGGACTTGGAGACGAGGATGAGGACCGAACTGTTATATCGATGGAGAGAAACAGGTTTGGGTCCGACTTCGATTATCAGGTGGCAGAATTTACATCGAATGCGGTGAACAGTGCGCAAGCCGTAGGATTTGCGGCGTGTACGGCGGCTTATTACGGCGAGAGGACCAAAGATCACCGGGGAGTAAAATTTGCTATTGAGCAGATCACAAGACCGGGAGATACGTGCCAGAACCAGTTGAAGATGATGGGTTTCAACCATCACCATAAACCTCGTAGGTACGACTCAAAGAAGGTCAAGGACGACACCAGCAAGAAAGAGGGCTGGTATTCGTCTGGGTGGTCTGTTCCTATCCTGATGACCCGCTTTATTCAGGCGGTGAATGACGGGTGGTATAGGCCAGCGTCGAAGTGGTTGATTGAGGAGCTAAGGACTCTAGAAAGGCACGTAGCGAGTGGTGGCAAGGAAAAGATGGAGCACAGGGAAGGACAGCACGATGACCGGGTGAGAGCGGCAGCACAAGGATACTTTACCGTCCATGACCTTGACAACCTTGCGGAACGTGCTCAGAAAAGATACGCTTTACCTGCAAGGAAGAAAGCAGTAAAATCAGGCAGATGTACCACGAATGAAATTTCAATTGGTGGAGACGAATAACCGGGAGGGGAAATGGATAGACGATCATTCTTTAAGTTTTTAGGTATAGGAGCGGTAGCGGCTGCGGTTGCTCCGAAGATTTTGGCAGAACAAACTCCAGAAGTTTATCCAGAAGCAAGCGCACCAATAACTTTTGAAATGCTACAGAGAGCCTATGGGGAAACTCTTAGGTTTCCACGAGGAAATCACGGACTAACAGTTTACGAAGAACCGCTCGCTGGATATGATTACAGTATAGGAGTGGACGTTGGGAGCGGATTCGGATATTCTCCAACATGTGTCTCGGTTATGCGCAAAGGAAACGAGTCAGAACCGGATATACAAGTAGCGGAACTCGTTTCTAACCGTCTAAATCCATCTCAGATAGCCCCAATAGTTGCGTCTATCGCTTGGAGATACGGAGAGAAATGTAAAGACCATAGAGGTCCAATGTTGGTTATCGAACAGATCAGTTCTCCGGGAGATTTATGCCAAAATCAATTAAAGATCATGGGATTCACTAGGTTTTATTCAATGAAAAAATATACTCCGATGAAAACGAAAACGGTTAAGGATGGCTGGTACTCGACTACGTGGAGTCTTCCTGTTCTTATGAGTAGATTCGAGGGCGCTGTCAAGGATGGCTGGTACAAGCCTAAGTCTGATCGGCTTAAATTTGGAATTGGAAATCCAGAAACAACCATAAGGAACGATTCTATTGTGCGATCAGCAGCGCAATCGTATATCGGTTTGAACGGTACAAACGAGGTAAAAAATGGCTAACGCACAAATGAGAACGAAGATCGTCTACTACTGTGAACGTAAGACGGGAGAGATCCTCATGGGACTCCCTGAGTGTTTTGCAGCCCCACCGGGATACGAGAAGATTGTATGCAACACAGCGCACGAGGCAGAGCGGTGGTCTGCGTTGATGCGGAAGTGGGATGAAGTAAAGCATCAGGTGATTCAAGAGAAGCGTGAGCAGATCGAGGGTCCAATGCGTAAGCATCTACGCGAAGAGATGCTTCACGGAATGGCAAATGCTAGGAATACCATTAACCGTGAGTTCCTACGGCGTCACATGGAAAATCAGGAAAAGAAACAGAAGCCATGGGAATACAAGAGAAAGAGTTTCCTTGGCGCGGAAGGATTCGAGAATGTCGCAAAGTAGGATTACCCCAGTGAAGTTCATCGGCAGGGCTTATGTGTCAGCGTCAACTCTAGATAGCAACCCAGACGTTTGGGTGTGCATCGACTCTGAGGATATTAAAGGAATTGTATTGATGTTTTTTTCCAAGGATACTATTGAAAACGCTCAAGCTGCGGCAGACGCTTTGAATATTTGGGCTGGCAAGGATGCAGCAGAGTTAGACCCGAATGGACCATGTGGAGCGTTGGTGAATTAAAGCGTAGACATGTAAGCATTTTGCGTTATAATGCGCTAGGACTATTTTTACACAAGATCGACAGGGAATCGATCTTGTACCGGGAGGGAATGGAAATGATCTGTGCCTATCGTAACGGATGGTTCGTCTTCGCGTAATGCATTATTAGAGAACGTGTCGTGGCAATCTCCGCCTTTTTCCGCTCCTCCTGATCGTATTGTCAGTTGGGTTGAGGATCAAGTCTCGGAGGGTGAAGGTTTTCTCCAAAACCAAACATGCTACCAGAATCTCGGTAGCAATATGCGTATATTTGACGGCATATTTAAGGATAAATCTAAATCAACGCTTGTCACAAATCGCTTAAAATACAACATTAGAAAATTCTGTGAAACGCTGGCTGAGGTTAGAGAGATTGCCGGTTTCGGATCGGACATACCTGCCTACAAACAGTTTGCAGAGATGCTTACAAAGGTTTCAAAGTGTGTCTATCTAGAGTCCGATTTTCCATTCCAAATGCTGAAAGTTTTGCAGTATGCCTCCGTCATGGGGATAGGATACTTGTGGCCTAAAGTTCGGGCTACAGAGTACGGATATGGCGAGAGAAAGCTAATGTTCGATGCGCTAGGACTCTTGGATGTGGTTCCTGTCCAGATGTCAAATAGCCACGACATTCAAGACTGCTACGCGGTGACGGTGTACAACTATATGCCTATCGCAGAGGCGCATGGTAGGTTTCCTTTATTCCAACACCTATTGCAGACGGTTGGGCCTCGTAACTATAAAACTCAGTTGCAGGCAAAGAGGATTGATTGGGCTGAGAAGTATAGATATGGAGATCAAGGACGCAGTTTTGGAAACCTATATACCGAGATTCGTTATACGTTTGTTAGGGATTTGAGAATCAACAACACAGGTTTTGAGTTGCCAATGGGAGACTTGGGAACGACGTGGTTTTACAAAGTTCCCTATGTCGGACAGGATATATTTGGAGGAATCAGGAATGGTCAGCCTTTCATGCGTCCTGCTCAAGTGGAGGATTGCCGGGTGTACCCTAACCTGCGGCTCATCATTACATCTTCAGGACTCAACCGCCCGATGTATGACGGTCCTGCCTTCGATTGGGATAGTAATATACCGATTATCCAGTACACGGTAGATGATTGGGCATGGGAGCCTCTAGGACGGTCCTTGGTTGGCGATGTGGCCTCAATAGAAATGACTAAGAGAAAGCTGGAACGTCAACTAGATCAGGTAGTTACAGCAAGTTTGAATCCTCCGATGGGATACAATATTGACGAGAATTCAGGGGCAAAGGTGGAGCATTTCGACATCTTTGAACCTGATGTTCGCATGGGACTGGCAGGTGGTGAACCACAGAAGATGCTTCAGTCTCTACTCCCTGACTCGGTAAGGGCAGATACGGTTCACTTCACGATGCTGAAGTATCTGGACGAGTGTGAACAGATGCAGCTTGGACTCACGGATCTAGGCAACCTTCAGAATATGAAGATGAACATTGCCAACGAGACGGCAGACAAGATGCTGGAGGGTATTGGTCCTATCGGAAAGGGTATCGCGGCTAGGATTGAAAAGGGAAACAAGAGGGTAGGAGAACGCATGAAGTTCTTAATCCCTCAGTGGTTCAACGTAAAACGGATTATGGAGTATGTAGGACCGGATGGGATGGCACGGGAGACATTCGACTACGATCCTGACTCTCTAGTTCCCAGTCACATGCCCGATGAGATGATAAAAGGGAATTTCCCGGATACGGAATCTAAGTACGATCAGTTGACACGCGCACGCTGGTTTGCGCGGCAGATCAGGCTCACATCTGTTCCTAGCACATTGTTGAAGATCACTCAGATGCAACAACAGATGCAAGCGTTGCAACTGAAGCGATCCGGGGCTCCAATCTCATGGCAAACGTGCTTTGAACGTATGGATTTTCCTGACCCTAAGGGAGAGATTCAAAAGAGTTTCAAGGAAGAAGTTGAACTCCAAAAAATGAAGATTTTGGCTCAAATCGAAGTAATGAAGATCATGAAAGAGCTAGGAATTGATCCGTCTCAATTGCCGGGTGGAGAGGATCAAGGTAAGGGTGGTAAAGGTGGTGGAGGCGGAGGTAAAGGGGCGGGTGGACAACATGCAGGTGGGCGTCCCCCGAGCGGACAAAAACCACCACGATTGGCTTCTAAGGGTTCCCAAGGTGGTGATCCAAGAACGGTAGTCAAGGAGAGTTGATGAAGGTTTACATATACGTTCTGAAGCACCCGGAGACGCTTGAGATTCGCTATGTCGGATTGACTCGGTTTCCTGTGAAGCGACTTAATAATGAGATCAACTATCCGCATACTAAATATCTGAAAAACTGGGTAAACAGTCTAAAATCGGCAGGATTAAAGCCTTTGATGGAGGTTATCGAAGAGTCAGAGGAAGGTAAACTTTGTGATACTGCTGAACGTAAATGGATCTCCGAAATGAAATCTCGTGGGTGCAGACTTATTAACTACACGAATGGCGGTGAGCGTGGATATAAATGCTCTGATGAGTACCGTATAGCTGTTAGCGAAGGGCAAAAAGGTAAAGTTTTAGGACCAATGTCAAAAGAACACAAAGCTAAAATCTCGAAAGCGAATAAAGGAAAGAAGAAGCCGGGAAACGCTGCGAGGATTATAGCTCTTAACAAATCTAGGGAAGGGATACCTCTAAAAGATGAAACTAAAGCTAAATTGCGAGAAATAGGGAAGAGAAATATGGTTGGGGAAAGACTGGAAAAGTTGATGGATGGTGGAAGGCGTAGAGTACATGCTTCAAAATTTACAGATCAACAAAAAGGAGAGATAAAATATCTTCTTACCGATGGGTACTCACATAAGGTAATCTCTGACCGATATGGACTGACAATAGGCACGCTATCCTGCATAAAAAGAGGAGAAATATGGATAAACGTCACCCCAACCACTACCGCTTTTCCTTTGCCTGAATATAAGAAAATCCAACTATTCAGGAACGAAAAAGGCCAATACAAACGGGCAGCATAACATTGTTAGTTTCAACAAAACAAATAAGTTAAGGAGAGCAAATGGTTGTTAGAAGCAAAGCACAACGGGACTACCTTTTAACAGAATCTAGTATCGATTTACCTGCCAGCGTTAGTGAGGTGGACGATTTATTGAGAGCGACCAAGACGAGTGGAAAAATGGTGGTTTTATACAATGGAGGATGTGTCCAAGGTATAAACATCGAGCAAAAGACGAAAATGAAAGAGTCTGATTCTGTGAAAATCAGGCCAATGCTGGATATTGATGATAAAGTTATCTGATTTTTTATATCATCAATTTTCCACTTGACAAGATGGAAGTGTTTGCTGTAAATTCAGAAGAACGTAAAGATTTAGCGCGTGCCCTCCTAATTGAGTTTGTTTTCAACGGGAATAAGCGGCGGCTAGAGCGAAACCGGCTCTAGTCGCCGATTTTGTTTGTGGTCAACCCAAACAACCCGAAAAGGAGAACACCATGAAGCGTCATTCCACCAAGATCAAGGTCGCCGCAGTTAAGGCAACTCACCTGAAGAAACGTGCAGCCAAGAAAGCTCGCGGTAAGGTAGCCAAGGCAAAGCGCACCGCTATCAAGGCGTAATAACTCGTAGCCAACCAATAAGGGGAGTATCTATAAATGGCTACATCAGGTATGCCTACACCGGATCAGGGAGGATCGCCGCAAGCGGGTGGACCTCCCCCTCCCCCACCTCAAGGGGGAGATCAAGGACAGCAAGGACCACCATCTCAGGGTCCAGCGAATCAACTCCAACAACTGTTAGGTAAATGGTCTGTTACCGCCAAGCAAATGGGGGCGTCCGATCCTCGTCTTGCTGAGGGTGCAGAACTAGTGAGTCAGGGAATTCAGAAGATGCAGACGGCGTTAGTCACACCGCCTCAACCAACACCAGTCAGTCAACAACCAAGCTATTAACAACGACGTTCCGGGAGAATGTGAATTATGCCAGCACCTAGTCTAGCAGAAGTATTGAAATCGTCTGGTTGGACACAGGAGCAGATTGATGCTCTTGACGCAAAGGCTCAGAGTGGCCTTACGAATTACGTGTCGAATGTGTACCAAACCGCAGAGCAGAAGCAGCAGGAAGCAGCGACATTAGCAGCGAAAGCTGAAGCAGATCGAAAGATTGCTGTTGAGTCATCGGAAGCCGCAAGAGTCGCACAGGAAAAAGCGGAATTAGAATCTCGCAGCACAAAAGAGTTTTGGGACAACACTTATAGTCCCGGCGTTGCAGCATGGGAAACAGAAAGACAAAAACTCCTACAAGACAAGATTAACGCCGATGCGCATTCAGCATTTTTGAAAGCGCAGAATGACGGCGCAAAGGCAGCAGGATTCATTCCAGCCGATGCACCAGCTTACACTCCTACCACAACAACTACCACGACAACTAATGGAACGCGGGATGGACAAGGACGCTTTGTGGCTGGTCAACAGGGTGGAACACCGGGTAGCCCAACATTCACGGTGGATGATGTTAGGTCTGGTTTCGGAACGATGTTGGGAACGATTCCTGATATTCAGTGGCGTCATCAGGCTCTCTATGGCAAGCCAATGCCTATAGCTCCTACCGAGCTTGTTAAGCAGGCTGAGGCGTTGAAGTTGAGTCCCGGCGAGTACGCGGCTAGGACATTCAAGTTTTCCGAGCGACAGCAGGAATTGGATAATCAGGCGAAGGAAGCCGAGAAGCAGAAGATTATTGAAGAGGCTCAGGCTCCCATGAAAGCGCAGATTGAAGCCGAGAAAGCTGCTGCTGCGAAGGCTGTTGCGGACAACGATAAGAAGTGGGCTGAGAAGATTGGCAACAATCCAGACGTTAGGATTGCACAGCCATCAAGGTTTGCAGATGTAACTCGTGCGGTGAAGGCGGGAGAACGGCCTGATCCGACCAAGATGAACGAAGCAGCACGTCGGAAGGCAACTCATCAGGCGATTATGTCTGAGATTTCGGAAGCTCATCAGGTAGCGTAACAAAGTTCGTGTTGTGAAAAATTGAAGTGCAGCTTAATAAGCTGAAAGGAAAATTACCATGGCCGTTCAGGACCCGCTCTTTTCAGAAATAGACGCTTCTACACTCGAAAGCGTCCGCAAAAATGTGGTCTTCAATAATCTTTTCTTAGACACTCCGTTTCAGGCCAAACTTCGTGTAGCGGGTGTTTGGGATGAGTTCTTGGGCGGCTCTGGCATGGTGGAAGGAATCCTGTACGGAACCACTCAGGGCGGTGCGGTTAACCCCGGACAGTCTGTGACGATGACACGTCAACAGATCAACACAGCCTTGAAGTTCTATCCTCGTTACTATGTCACCTATTTTCCAATGGACGATGTGGAAATGGATGATGGTTCGGGGACGGGTGGTGTCATCAACAGTGGCGAAGCTAGGATTGTGAACGAGTACGAGTTGTATTTGGAAGTGATGACTCGGACTCTCAACACATATATTGAGATGAGTTCCTTCCGTCACGGCCAAGCCAACACAACATCGACCAACGCCAACGGCACAGTCAATGATAACCGTCAAAAGGGCATCAACGGTTTGGATGAAGCCCTGAATAACGGTATTGATTCGTCGCTGTATGGCAACATCTACAAGTATTACGGCAATCAGGTCCGCAACGGTAACGTGGGTATGGCGATCAATACCACGCCTCTTTACCTTGGAACATCCACTGGCGGCACAGGACAAATCGACTTCAACGCTTTGATTAAGCTGAAGTCGCAGTGCGAAGTGACAGGCGGCAAGCCAACTCTCGGTATCACAAACGTCTTTGGATACGCAGCCATCGCAACCGCTCTGAATGCTCAAGTTCGTTACGTGAACGACACGAAGCATGACATCGAGTGGACCGGCATCAACTTTGACGGTGTGGACATCTACAAGGATGCGCTGGCACCATCGGCACAGGCTTCCAACTACATCTCGCTTGCTCCGAATAACGGTCCTAGCGGTAACACATCTCTCTCTGACGGTTTGGGATCGAGCACACAGACGATTGCTTTCCAGACGCCTCAGTTTACCAACCCGGTTACAGGTGCAAACGTTGCGGTATCGCCTACCGGCTCTGGTCTGCCATCGTCTACCACGATTCAGCCCTCTGAAGCGATTTACTTCTTGGAGCCTGAGAGCTTCAAGATTCGTGAGACGAACAAGAGTGGCTGGAAGCATGGTATCCGCAAGGCTCCACTGCCGAACAACGTGAGCATCGACGCGATCTTTATGAGGCTGTCAACGAACCTATATTGCTGTCAGCCTCGGCATAATTCATACGCGTTTGGTTTCAGTTCCTAACCACTTGAGAACGCAACAAGGTAGTCAACAAGAAATTGAAGTCAAGGAGATTTAAGTCATGCCATTACTCCAAGTTCTACCCACATTTACAGCGTGGAATAACATGAACAACGCCTCGCCTACGGGCATGACGGACCCCCAGACAGGACAGCCGTATTATGCTGGTGGCTTGAACCTTGGCGACTACTTTGACGCTACGGAGCAGGAAGCAAACACTGCGTCGTATCTGACCAACGGCCTGTTGCACGCTGGACGGTATCGGATGGTGCAGGTTTCGGCAAACGCTACTGCTGCCAACGTGAAAGCTGGCACTGTTGGTTATATCCAACCGGGAACGTTTGTTCAGAACGTTTTACAGTTGGTAGCCGGTTCTGGTATGACAGTGGGAACGTACACCACAACCACGACTGGTGGTGGTGCTACAACTCAGGCAACGATTCAAGTGACCGTATTGACCGCAACCACAGTGTCTATCACGGTTTTGACTCCGGGTGTTGGATTCACTTCACTTCCAACAGTTACTGCCCCTTCTACTGGCGGAACACCTCCGACGTTTGTTGTTGAAATGGGTTACAGCGTAAACATGGTCACCAGCGCAGATATTGCCACCAACCTAGTTCGCCCTGTTGTGTTCTTGAACTCGATCACGCCGGGTAACTACGGATTTGTGCAGGAACTTGGAATCGCTACCGTGTTGTCAACTCTGGGAGCTTTTGCTCAAGTTGTTAACCAATTTGCCCTAGCTACATCTACAACCCCTATAGGGCTAATGATTGGTTCTAGTGCTACTTTCACTAACACTGCAATCGGTTATGTTCTTGACCCTGTAACAACTGGAGCGACGGTAAATACGCCGTTCAAGGTTCTACTCAACGGTCCAGTAGTCCAAGACTAATCATTTAGGGGCGGTGAAATATCCGCCCCGCAAGTTTGAAATACGCAGTAAGGAGCAACCATGCAACTCACGTATCTCAAGGGCTACCCGGACTTCGTTGGCATCAGGCAGACATTCGTTGGATTTGGAAACGGCCCTGCTTCGTATGTTAAAGGTGGCGATCCGGTTGCACTACCACGGTTCAACTCATACATCGACGCAATCGCAGGTAATGCTTTCAGCGCCAGCGGAAACTATCAAGTAGTTGGTATTCCAGCGGCAATTGGACCTCGGCAAGTGTGGAAAGCAAAGTGGCTGTATGCTGGTGGACAGATTGGTGTAGACGGTTTATCGCAGAACGTTGCTGGTTCTGGTATGACTCCCGGATTAGTTACTCCTCTCACATTCAGCGCAGGAAACGCTACTGGAACATTCACGGTTCTGACAGCGACGACAGGTTTTATCACAATAACATCTTCGGGCTCTGGATACGTCGCTCCTCCTGCAACGGTAACAACAACCGGAACAGGCGGAACACCACCAACATTTAACAACCTCACGATTGGATTAGCAAACGGAGCGGAGGTTGCAGCAACAACCAACCTATCAGCAGAGACTATTCAACTATGCGGCTTCTGCGGTGAGTTTTAACGAAGGAATTTAACAAGAGGTCTTTTTCTCCCGGAAGAGACAAACTGAGATGCCCTGACGGGGAACAACTGTCGGGGCATTTTTGTAAAAGGAGCAGGAAAATGGCAAAGAAAAAGGACACGAAATGGATGGAGGACGGGGATGATGCACATTTCCCTGATAACCCGGCTGTACCGAAGCGTGGAAGGCGGAAGGTAGGGGCAAAGTCTGCGCCGAAGATGAAGGCGAAGAGGACCGGAAAGAAAAGGTCTAGCAAAAAGATTGCGTTGGGTAAGTAGGGGGAGGGGACATGGCAAAGGCAGACACGAGCACAAACTCTCTAGAGGTTGACACTGAAGCCCGTAAGGTAAACAAGAACAGGCATCACAAGCGGGTATCGTTGATGGGCACGGCGGGGAGTATCCCGAAGATCAAGCCCAAGAAGTCAACGCGGAAGACGGCACCAACAAAGGCAATAGTACGGTAGTAAAAATTCAGGACAAGGAGAAATGAGATGGCAAAGAAACTGAAGGGTGGAGATGACATGCGTTGGGCGCACGATGCCAAGAGCGCACGGTTTGTTACTGAAGGTGGAGAGCACAAGAAGGGCAAGAAAAAGGTTGCATCGACAGGTAAGACGAAGCACATGAAGCACGTTGGAGTGCATCGCGCAAAGGGATTCACCACGAAGAGAGCACTGCTCAAGTAACGGGGTAGGAACTGTGTCATTGGTTGGGATGCGGGAGATTAAGACGGGAGAACTCTCCAAAGTATCGGAGAGCGGTTCTGTGCCGGGAGGCTTCCCATGTCTCTAGGATCAATGCGGTCTGAATTGTTGGGCATAGCTGGAACGAATTACGGACTAGTGACGACAAAAATTAATGAGGCTTTTCAGGCCATACAAGACGAAAACGTGTGGTCTTGGCAACTGATTGAGGGCGGTTTTTTAACTCCCGGTCTCTTAGGTGGTTCTAACCAAAACTTTCTCAGTCCCGGTACGATCAGTGTCTCCCCGTACACGAACACGATAACTGGTGATGTGGTTGCGACTGCGACATGGACTAATTATCCATCTCCACCACTGTTGACGCAGCAGCAGATTAGGACGCCGTATTACAGTTTATATAACATCATCGCTCTAGGAAACAACGGAACTGTTGCCTACGCGACGATCTTGACTCCCGGCTCTGGTCAGACCCCCGGAGTTTACACTGTGCCTGTGCTTGACCTTGATAGCGGGGTTGGAGCCACTATATCCGTCACAGTGAATGCGAATGGTACGGTTACGATTCCTCCTACTGTGTTGACGGTTGGTAGTGGATACACAGGACCGTCTATCAATTTCTCTCACGGTGGAACTCCTGCAACTTTTTCAATCACATTGATTGCGACGTTGACGATTGATAGGCTGTGGATGGAACCGCAGCAGATCAACGCAAACTACATGATTTATCAGTGCTACTTTCCTGCGCCTCCTGGATTCAAAAAGTGGTTGAATTTGCGCGACACTACGAATAATAACGCAATGGATTGGTGGACTAAGACACAAGCTGATTTAGCGGAGGAAGATGCAGAACGGCAGATATTCGACCAGCCGCTTTATGTGGTGCCGTATAAACAGGACACGAGACCGGGTAGCGCAACGCTTGGGCAGTTCACCTACGAGCTATGGCCTCACCCAATCGCGTCGTTGCCCTACTCGTTTTCTTGCATGGCGAACTGGCCAGCGTTAGTAAACCCGTCCGACACAGTTCCTTTCCCGCTTACGGATGAGATTGTTAAACTGAGAGCGACTGAGATGCTGTCTCTTTGGAAAGAAATGAACAAGGGTGACGAGATGGAGCGCGGTTCGGGAACTGACTGGCACTTTGCGATGGAAGCAGCACGAGCCGAGTATGACAATCGTCTAAAGAAGATCAGGTTGCGGGATAGAGATTTGGTGGAATTATTCTTTACCCGTATGCGCAGGAGTCCAGTGAACTGTGGCGAGCCATACGGTGAGATGGGCAACAGGGCCAACGTAGGTTGGTAAGGAGATTAAGATATGCCAGCATATACAGGATCGGCGCAAGCTAACTTGCTGAGAGAAAATCGGCAAGTGTATCTGTTTAATAACGAGGCTGTGATAGTTGGGGAGTCAAGCGTTGCTGTCCAATTAGAGAGAATGCCTCATTCGTTTTATCCGTGGGGAGTATCGTTTGAAGTTTCCTTTAGCGGAGCGCCGGGTGCTGCTCAAATCGACGTTCAAACATCGGATAGCGACAACATAAACAACTATGTGTCGATAGCATCGCTTTTGACTGCTGGATTGAGTACAACGAACGTAGGACGTATTGAGTTACCGTCATTTTGGGCTAAATTTATTCGCGTAAAAGTCGTTGCATTTGCGAATTTTGCAACCGTAAACTTGAGCGTTTTGGTAACGAGGTAAGGACCATGAGAAGACTTTCCATCATCCCGGTAGTTTTACTTATCTGCCTGCAATCCTTTGCACAGAATGGTCAAGTAGTGGTAGGAAACTATGGTGCCCCAACTGCGTCTCCATCATTTACAGGAACACCAACAGCGCCAACGAATCCTAATCCGTATGACTATACGACTCAGATTGCCACAGACGCCTTCGTGGTGAGAACCACAAACCTACAAATGGGAACCGTTCCTATGAGTGGCATCACTGGAGGTACATATAGTTTCAATTCCGCATGTACAGGAACAACAGCCAACCTAACTGCTAGTGGAGGAGCGGTAACAAGTATCCTTGTGTGGATTCCTCTTGGATCAGGATGCCAAGCAGGAGATGTAATAACATTTCAGGCAGGAAATTATGATTCTCTGATACAAATCACGGCTGTCAACGGTAGCAATCAGCCAACGGCAGGAACCATACTTTACGGTGGAACAGGATATAGCAGCGGTACATCTGTCGCGGAATCTGGCGCTAACGGAGTCCAGTTCACATTTTTATTGAGTGGAACACTGACCAGCAACGCTACATTTGTTATGCCGTTCGGAAGCTATTTAAGCACAAGTAATCAATGGATATGGGCAAATAACACAACAGGGTCGTTCACGGTAACGGTGTGCCAAGCGGCATCGGCTGGATCAAATACATGCGGTGGACGTTCTGTGGTAATTCCTCAAGGGACCAACAACTCAAACTCTCAGTATATACAAACAGACGGAGTAGCGAACGTAGATTTGGCATCGCATATTCCATTAGTAGGTACGGTGACATTCACATCCGCGACATCGGATAATGCAACGATCAACGGGGTAACGGCGTCATCTCATTGCATTTTCTCACCAACAAACTCAACTGCTGCTGCCGCAACCACAGTCGCTTACATCTCATCAACTAGCGCAAACACGGTAACATTCACTCACGTTGTAACAACAGCTAGTGGTGGAACGGAAAGTATTCAATGTACGCCGTACTAAGAGGATATTCGCTTGATAAACGCAGGATACCAGTGGCAAACGCCAGTACTTTTGAACTGTCCTAGTTGCGGGACGGCTAACGCTAACCAGCTTCCGTGGACAGCGAGCGCGTTCATGTTAGTATCGTGCTCTAACGCTACGTGTCCGAATTGCAACATTTCTGTATTGGTGGAGAAAGCAAGCCTAGCCGTCATATCGGCAGTGAAAGCAGGTTCAAATTGAAAAAGACACTGATTTTAATCGCTATTATCTTCTGTTCTATTCCATGTTTCTCACAGGTAGGAGCGTTCAATAAATACTGTGAGAATGGAGCAACTCAGTCTATAACTACTGGATCGAAGTCTAGCAATTACCTTGATGGAGTGATACCGAAATGCACGGTGACCGTATATTTTACGGGGACCACAACTCAGGTTCCAGGAAACTCTATTTTTTCTGACGGGATAGGAACGATACTCGGAAACCCTTTCACAGCCAACGCCGATGGATCGTGGTTATTTTATGCAGCAAACGGACAAGGATACGACGTGAATATGAGTGGTGGCGGTGGAAACCCTAATTGCACGACACAGCCAAACTGTTACGCCACGCCTAAGACGATTACAGGATTGATGAATGGTGGAGATGGTAGTGGTGGTGGTTTCACGGCGGGACTTGACCTGTCAGGAACAAGCACAGATCAAACCGTCATTGGAATTCATGGGTTCTCTGTCCCTGTTCCTACTTCTCTAGGGTATCTGTACTGGACTGGAGTGGCGTGGGGCTACAATTCTATAGGGAGTGGAGTGGTAGATTCTGGAGTAGCGGGCCAACTCGCTGTCTATACCCCAACAGCCAACACGGTAGCCGGGCAAAATTTCACCCCCAATATGATCTATAACGCTCAGAAGTGCATAGGAGCCTCTGGAATCCCCGCTGCCTATTCTTGCAGTAACCCGTTAGGAGTTTCGATACCCTACGGAGGGGTGATCGAGTTTTTCCCCGATGTGGCCTCTGCCGCCGGGGCTACTCTTTCAGCAAATTCCGGCCCTAACTTGGCAGTCTATCCACCACTCGCGGCAAGTCAGTGGACTGGAAGCGGCATCGGATATTTTCTGCAACTCGTACAAGGCCAATCCGGTAATCCTGATTACTGGAATCAGGTAGGTGTTTCCCCCTCAGCAGACCAATCGACCAATGTATGCAGTAATTCTGGAACTACCACGGCATTGGTTTGCGCGGATTCAGGATTCACTGGCCAGCAAGGCCATCTCGAGCTATTGAACGTGGCAGTCACGAACGGAACCAACCCGACGCTGAATGTAAACTCGCAGGGGGCTGTTCCACTTGTGACTAGCCCCGGCGTTCCCATTCCCCCAGGCTATCTCTCCATCCACAACAACACATTGATTAACTATGTCAATACAGGATCGAACACTTACTGGGTCGTGCTGAGCGTGATTCCTGTGCTGCCGGTGACTGGCGGCGGAACAGGCTGCACAACAGCCCCATGCGCCCTAGCTAATCTCGGAGCCGCGCCCGTTGGATCAACTGTGACCGTGCCAATCGCAGATCCTAATGGGAATGGGGTATTTTGTAGCGCACAGTTTTTATCGGGGTCTTTGCAGATCGTCGGAACAACTTGCATCCACAACTATTTCCCTGTCATTACCGAGGGCGGACAATCTCTGGCGTCAGGTTCTCTTGGCACTCCAGCACTCAGTACAACGCAACCTTATAACAACGTGATGCTGACTCCGAGCGTGTCGTATACAAATCTGCCCGTGATCCCGTTGGTAGAAACCTCGAGTGTCTCTTACGATGGGCAGGTTAATGTGGAGACGACTTCGTCATCGATGGCTAACTACATAGCGGCATATTATATTCCGACCATCCCACATGTGCGGGTTGGAGTTGGGCTGCATAGTTTGACCGGCACAGCATACGCTGGCATAGCACCAACCACCCCTCCTTACATACGCGGAGTAGCGCAGCTCCAGTCGTTCAAAACTACGGCACTGACAAACAACTGGGACTTCTCTATCTTTGGCGAGGCGTTCACCCACGGAGAAACAGATTATCAATCAGGCAATGGCACATACATCAGCGATAGCAACCCTCACAGTGTGTATGAGGGCAATCTTGAGAGCTACCAACCAGCACTGTTGGCATCTGCACAACTAATCAATCCCACCACAGCAACATACCCACTCGTGCTGTCACAAATGAACGCCGGGTGGACCGGGGAAATGGCGCAGACGCAATGGCAGGCGTGCAAAGACAATCCTACGACGATCTTTTGTTCAAGCCCCAAGTACTTCCTTACAGCAGCAACAGGAAACCTGCATCTTATCAACACCAGCTATAAACTGTTGGGAGAGTACTACGCAAAAGCCATCTTGTCTGTGCATACGACGGGTTCATGGACTCCGCTGCAAATGAGCAACTCCACCGTTTTAGGAAGTGTGGTTACAGTCAACTTTAACATCCCGGTTGCGCCGTTGGTTCTAGACACCACGCTTGTTTGGCCGCATACCAACTATGGTTTTGAGTATTTCGATGCAACATCATCGAGAACGATCAGCTCTGTAGCAAAGAGTGGCAATCAGGTAAATGTAACACTCAGCGGTGCGCCTGGAGCAAATGCGTGGGTTGGGTACGCTATGACTTGTCCGGCAGGCGGCGTTAGTTTCTGTGCATCGACTAACCACACAGTAGCGGCGGATGCTAATTATGTTGGCGGGAATATCCGAGACAGCGACACCACAGTAAGTCTATCGTCCACAGGTACGGGCATCAGCCTGTACAACTGGCTGATGAGCGGCAAGATTCCAATACCCTCCGTTCCGGCAGCACCAACTGTGTCTGCTACTGTGCTCGGCCTCTGTAACACATGTGCCAACGTTACATTTTCAACCTTCAACATCAGCAGCTACCCAATCACAAACGTGTGCGCCACCAGCAGTCCGGGGTCTATCGTGGTGTGCAATACAGTATCTCCTTTGATGTACACCACCCTAACCACCAACACGGCATACACGTTCAACGTCACTGCCACAAACACGTACGGTACAAGCGCGGCGGCAACGACAAACAGTGTTACGCCTGTAGTAGTCACTGTCCCAGCACCTACAGCAGAGTGGTTTGTTACGGCAAACTACAACGACAACAGCGGCAACGGTCACACGGCGACGGCGGCTGGATCAGGTACGACATTCATCACAGACCCGATTGGCGGGGGTGTACACGGCACCGTGGCAAGTCTCAACGGCTCGGGCTATGCGACGACAACGGTAGCGCAGAACACCAGCTACTCAGAATGTGGATGGGCGTATCCCACAAACGCAGCGCAGCCCTATACGATACTTGGAACAGGAACGGGAACTGGTGATCAGCTTTACATAGCAATCCAGGGCACCGGCGGCGCAAATTTGTTGTGGACTTTGAAAGGGATACACGAGCAAGGCTCTGGCTTGTTCTCTCTTAATGTTCAGAACCCATCCGCGATGACTATCAATAGCTGGTATCGTGTGTGCTTGACCTATGATGGCTCACGATACTTTGTGTATGTCAACGGTGTGCAAGTGGGAACCTCTGGAGGCTTCTGGCAGCAGACAACCGCATACGCGCTTGGAAGCCTTGTTCTTGATGCCGCAGGGCATATACAGAAAGTATCGATTGCAGGAACCTCTGGCTCAAGTATCCCGACGTTCAACGATCTGGGAGCAACCACGGTAGATGGGACTGTAACTTGGTCCGACATTGGATTGTCAACGGTGGGAGGTCGCACAGGCGGCAACATGTACATCGCTGGAAACAATTTTGGAGCGAGTTTTAACGTTGGCTATCTTCACAAGGTTGACTACTGGGCATCCACAGTGTTGACATCGGCGCAGATCGTAGTCGATGCGACACAAAACTAGAGAGCAGGGTCCAAGGAGAGCCGTGGGATTCCGTCTAAGGCTCCTGCATCGAAGAAGGATGGCTAATGATCTCTGACGCCGTGCAAATCGCTTTGATCGGAGCGGCAGGACTCACAGGGGCCGCAGTTGGTGCCGCGTTCGTCAAGGCTTTTGGCGACAAGAAGGCGGCTCAGTATGCGCGTGAAGCCAAAGAGGGGATCGACCGGGTGATTCACATGGTCGATGGGACGCAGACGGCTATCTTGGAAGAGTTGAGAATCTTAACCAGTGAACGCGCTGGGGCTATTGGAGAATTGAAAGGGCGCGACTTTACCCGGCAGCACATGGAAGCCAGACAGGATAAGTTGACAGAAAGCAGTAAAACAGGCGTAACCGAGGGATAGCTGATGGGACTGGACGAAGATGATCGCAGGCGAGTGGATAGCGGAACGAGGGAGATTATGAACGCTTTTGAACTCATGCTTGCACGGCACGTCAATGGGTGCCCAGCTATGCAGTCGCAGGGCCGTCTCGACAAAGTGTATAAAGAGCTATTCAACGGGGATGATGGTGAACACGGGTTCGTCGCCGAGCATCGCAAATTCCAGCTTGATATAACGAACAAGGTTTCGTTCGTGCATGGAGCTGCGAAGGCGTGGTCAATCATTTTCGCCGTTCTCCTCAGCGCATGTATGAGCTTTTTCGTATGGGCTTTTCACGAGGTCTATCCAGCCTTCCGACAGATCATGGCTGACTACTACACGCACCATCCAGAGGCAAAGATTCCACAACAAAAGAGCATCGTTGAACCGAACGAGGTATATACTGTGCGTATGAACTCTTCCACACAGCAAGCAGGAAAGGATTGGTAAAATGTCATCAAGACCATCAGGACCGCCCCCTATTCCCAACCAGCCGGACCCGCCAATCGACTGTGTTGTAGCACCATCCCCCGCCGATGGCCCTAAACGCTCCAATCTGGATAGAATTCCAGACGAGCCGCTCACCGACGAGGAGCGGGAGTTGATACAAAGGATAAGAGAGCAGGGAACGGTATGAACAAGCTGATTGTAGCATTAAACTCACTAAACACACCATGGATCGCTATTCTTGTGATCATAATAGGAGCGGTGTTTTCTGTAGTTTCACACACGTATGGGATGAGCGGAGATGGAGCCTCTGGTATCATCGGTGCTGGTATCGGATTACTAACGGGACAGGCTTTGTCTAAATCATCGCAAACTTCAGAGCCTATGCCTCCTCCGCCAACCATCCCAACTAAACCAGACGCACCAACCGCCGCGCAAGTCGATGCGGCAACGACGAAGTGAAAGAAGGAACACATGAAACGAATCACCGCAATCACCGCCGTCCTGATGCTGGCGTTTTGCCTTACCGCCTGTACACACAAGACTGCACCACTGCCCTCTGGAGCAATCAACGCAACCGACGCCTCGATCAATGCTAATCTTCAGGCCGTCCGTGCTGGATTGGTTCAATATGAGGCCGACGTGGCCAACGGAACCCACATCCCGGACGCAACCGAAAAAGCTATCGTCAACAAGGTCATCGTCTCACTCAACTACGCCGACCTGCTCTATTGCGGAGCGCCGAATATAGGATCTCCATGCGCCCCCGCGAGTTACCACGCGCAACTTATCGCCAACCCGGCAGCGGGTGAGCCTCAGCAGCTTATCGACGCCCTCACAGCCGTAACCACGAACTTTTCTGCGCTTCAGACTCTCATCAAGGCGGTGAAATAATGCTAGTCACGATCATCACCCTCATCGGCTCCCTGCTTCCGTCAGTGCTCGGCGCGTTCGGCGTTTCCTCTACCATTGACAATCTGATCCCTGCCCTGCTCACGGCAATTACACAGATCATCGCGGGAATCACGAACAAGACGCCTGTTGACTCGACACTGGTTGCACTTCAGACTGCGCTCACTGCGCTTCAGGCCGATACCAGCCTAAGTCCGGTCATCCTCGGAGACATTTCAGAGGGTGTGCGCGATCTTCAGAAGGCTATCGCGGCGTATCAGGCAGCGCAGTTGAAGACAGACCCATCGACGCTGCAACCGCTTCCTACCGTCTAACCAGCTTGCGGGTGACCATCCGCAGGACCAAAGCAACATTGGGCGGCTTCGCAAAAGCTGCCCGTTTTTTAGAGGGGAAAGCGATGTCAGATTGGGAAACATGCTACAACTTTATGATTGACAATGAGGATTCAAGCCGCGAATATAAAACTGTTCCTGATGCTGGAGGAATGGCTATCAGTGGAATAAACAGCAATTCTTTTCCTCTTCAGTTTGCCAAGATCAACGAGCTTCCACAGGATCAGAGGGGAGTCGAGGTAGAAAACTTCTATCATGCTGTATTTTGGAACAAATGGTTCGATCAAATATCCAGTGATGAGGTTGCGAAGCGGGTATTCGACGCCAGTGTGAATATGGGATATGGAACGGCAGTTAAGATATTACAAGGTGTTTTAGGATGCCAAGTAGACGGTAGATTAGGTCCAAACACGGTATCATTTACGAACGCAAGTCCATCTCAAGCACTGGTTGCTAATTTTATCCTAGCCCGTTGCCAGCACTACAAGGACATTGTTGCGAAGAATCCAGACGATGAGAAGTACTTAGCAGTTTGGCTTGTGAGAGCATCTCGATAGGAGGATACCGTGCCGACAGAACACTTTAAAGACGAGGAATCATATCGTAAGAGTCGTGCATATACCCATATTCACGGAATTCCTACTCGCGCCGTCGATGTAGTTGTTGGAGGAAAGAAACATAAGGTTAAGCATTCCAAGATCAAATCAGGAAAAGGTGCAAGCGGTAGAACTGGGAAGTATGTCGGAAAGAGGAAGACGAAGAAGAAAAAAGTGGCGTCAAAGCGTTGAACGTGGTAGAGTTTAAGAGATAAATGAGCAACCTGCCCTGACCTCATCCGGGAGATATTGAGGCCAATAAGCAACGGCTCTGGCTGAGAGGCTAGGGCCTATTTCTTTTGGAGTGAGATGGTCAACGAGATCAACGCATCGACTCAGGACTCAAGGGCGGGGAAGTCTCGTAGAAAAGTATCTCGTGCTGGTGTAGTAGACAAAGTGAAGAGTGAAAATCTGAAGAAACACGGAACCAAGAAACGGTCTGTTCGGAAGAGGGTTTGATATGTCAAAAGAGACATATGATCTCGTAAATACGGTCAAAGATGGATGGAAGACGGCGGCTGATTGGATGAGCGGTGGCCCAGTCAAAAGACTTTTCGATTCCAAGCCGAAAGGCGAACCGATTAAATTCGATGGCCCAAAAGAGAAAGAAGAACAACGGAAGGCAAACCAGAAGACTACTCCAAAGCCAGCACCAGCAAAGAAAAAAGTAGGTGGTGGATCTCAATCTGGTACGCAGATTAAGACTGTCAAGAAGAGCGCACCAGCAAAGAAATACGCAGCGAAGAGGTAAAGGACAATGGCGAAGAAGAAAAAGAATGTCGGTACGAGTGCAGCGCCCGCATCACCGTCTAGCTCTGGAAAGAGCCGAATCACTACCGAAATCGAAAATGCAGAAAACGGTTTTGTAATCCGAGTGTGCAGTGATGGGCAAGGACCAGAAGGAAAGTATGAGAGCAAGAAATTCGTAGCTCCAGATCACGCTTCCGCTCTCAGGATCGCAAACCAAGGGATGCTTGGAATGGGATTGAAGAGTGGAAAGAAAAAGAGAGCCAAAGGTAAAAGGTTGGTAAGCAAGAAGGCTTAAGACTGTGGCAGGATCATATAGTTGGTTGACGTTTTTATCTGCTCGTCAACAGTTAGCCTCTCGCCTAGCTGATAGCGGGATGGTGTTCTGGACTGATAATGAGTTAAAGACCTATATCATTAAAGCACTTAGGATGTTCAACTGCATGACATTTACATTTAAGACTGATTTTTCATATAACCCCACAAACCTATGGAACTCGCTAGGATCACTTACGGGGAGTCCTCGTCTTCGCACAGTCACCGATACGCAATCCTATATAAACATGGAGTACATGCTTTTGGAAAAACCTTCTGGCGGGGTTTGGACGGGTACAACTCAGTTTGATATTGCGAGCATGAGCAGTGCGTTACAGCATCGTAGGGATGAGATGCTGCAAGTTTCTAACGCGAATCAATCTCTCATGCCGGGGATAGGATTAACACCGGGAACTAGACGTACAAATTTACCGGATACGGTTATAGACGTGGCAAGGATGAGGTATATCCCGGTAACTGGAAACCCTGCAACTCTCTATCGTGATGACTCGGTAGCGCAGGAGTTTTACGAGGCAGGATATTTGCAAGCGCCATCAGGAACGCCCCAAACGTACATGGTATCGTCCGAACCTCCATTGTCGTTTGACGTGGATATTACACCAGATCAACCCGGAACCTATGAGGCTGTAGTATCACAATCAGGAACAGCGTTAAATCCTCCTACTGCTACTATATTAGGCATCCCCAACGACTACGCATGGGTAGCCGAGTATGGAGCCTTGGCAGATTTGCTAGGACGTGAATCAGAGGCGACAGATAGGGAGAGATCGGCATACTGTTTGAAGCGTTATCAGGATGGTTTGAATCTTTTACTGCATACACCGTGGATTATGTTGGCAAACGTAAACGGAATAGCGGTAAGCGTGGACTCGATCAAAGATATGGACAACTACAGTCCAGAGTGGGACTCAAACCCAACCGGATTTGGACCAGTGGTAGTGGCTGGAGGGATTGATTTCATCGCAGCGCCCGTAGGATTGTCCATAGGTTTAACGGTTCTCGGTAACGCTCCAGTTCCAACACTTGATACGGATTATTTGCAAATTTCAAGAAGCGATGTCGATATAATTTACGATTTAGCGCAGTCGCTCGCGTGCTTCAAGCTCGGAGGGGCAGACTTTAAGTCTGCTCTCGAACTAGAATCAAGGGCAATTCAGGCATGTGCAGCAGAGAATTCTCGCCTAAAATCGACAGGATCGTTCGCTGACATCATCATCCAGCGCGGTCAGGCACAAGATAGGAGTCAGAACAGGTACAACGACATTACGGATAGCAAGATACAAGCACTCCGTAAAACACATCCTGAGTATTTTCAGTAGTTGAGATTTTCTGGAGCACTAATGGCGAAGATCAAAATTAGCGACAACAGGTGTAATCGTTGCGGAGCACATCAACTTGTGGCAACAACTCTTTGCCCTAAATGCGCTCAGAGTTTCCAACAAGAGGATAACGGAAAGCCGATCACGAAGAAGGAATAGATGGCTCTGAAATTCATAGGCGTCGATCTTACAAGTCCCCTCAACAGAATTCCTGCTGGTAGGACGAGTATAGCTCAAAATATCCGCGCTTATGCGCTTGGAGGAATATCTTTTCGTAATCTTCTCACGGCAGCGATAGAAACCCTTGGAGCAGCCGTTCATTCCCTAGCCAGGCTCAACGATTCTACCCCAAACGGACCTGTTTCAGGATACATAATCATTGGTGGAGCAGGAACAACTCTCTATGCAGGTTCTACAGCAATAGCAACCAGCATGAGCGGTCATCCTCTATCGATGATTACATTTCGGCCTAATGCATCAGTTCAGCCATGGATGTATATTGGAGATTCTGCCCCTGCAAACACAGTAACTCTTCTCACAAAGTATCTTGGAGCTAACAGTTTTGGACCAGCAGGAACGCCTGTAAACTTTGTATCTAATGGATTAATGAAAGTTCGGTCGGATGGAATTGTTTACAAGACAGGTATCCGCGAGCCTCAACTTGCCCCTCTAGTCTCTACCGGAAATATTGTCACGAGCGCGACAGCAGTACCGCTTTCGGCAAAAACTATTCCGTGGACAAATGTTGGCGGGGCTAACTCGACAAATTACTCATACAATCAGACAAACCCATCAGACGGAACCCCTCCTTTTATTATCACTGGCGGAGGACCAGAGTTGGTTGCCGGATCAACTATACTTTTATCAGTAATAGCATCTCTGATAACCCCTCCAGTAGTGAACGGATCGGCACCCGGAGTAAGTCCAGCAACACCTGGACCAACCGCAGGTTCACCGGGTCAGTTTGTCACATTCCCTACTCCGGGGTCGAGTTCGATCATAGTCGGAGCGTTTACTGATTCTAGCGGAAATATCATCGCTCCGGGTGGACTGATTCCCATCGTCTTTTCAATTGGCACAGGAACATCTGTTACAGTTCCTACTGGTGCCTCACAATTGCATGTGGGGATCAACTCGGTAGGATCAACGCCGTTAGGTTTTTCGTTCAATAATAACAGTGGAGACTTTCTTCTCGATTGGACGGTCACGATCAATCCTATTGCGGCGAACGTTGCCACGGTTGGGGACGTAACGGCTTATGTATGGGGATCTGTACCGGGAGGAATTGGTACAGGCGGAGGATCTCCACACTCGGGACCAGTGGCTCAATACATCTGGAAGAACCCTGCTGATGGAGGTTCTGGCATTGTTCGAGGAATAACCAATCCAGTCCCCGACGTATCACCGACAAGCAATTCGTGGATATTTGACTCTACCCCTGAGAACGACACACTGCCTGTAAATTGGAGTGTATTGAATCCAGACGGTTCGGTTGCAAGCACGATCCCGCTTTTCACTCCCGCGCTGGAGCCGGAAGGAAACTATGCCGACTTCAATGTGTGCGTAGTTGGTAGCCTCTTCATTCCAGCGGCAGGGACGCACACATTCACGATTCAATACAAAGATCAGATAATGTTCGGCATCGGTGGAGGGGCAACGCTTGTAGGGTCGTTCTCCAGCGGTCTTTTACGCGGCCAAACAATGACTGTAGTTCAAGCTCTGCCGCTTCTTTTTGGCGGAGTTATTGACGGTTCAGGATCGTTCCACACAGCAACTATCACAGTATCCTTTCCCGGTACTGGTCTGTACGACGTAGAGATTGACTGGGATTACTGGTCCCACACTGGAAGGTCTCTCATTCTGACTTGCGATGGAGTTGTAATTCCTCCAATCTCTTCTAATATCCGCCAGAATGTTCAATACCGATATGTGTACCGTAGCACAGCTACAGGAGCATTATCGAATCCATCTCCCGAATCAACAGCGCAATCTCTTCCGGTCATCGCAAATTCTGTATCATCTATATGGTCGAATGACCCGCAGGTTGATGTAGTTGACTATTATCGACTTGATGAAAACACCACCAATTTCACTTATGTAGCAACAGGACCAAACGATAATCTTGGACCGGGTGGTACTAATACGCCGATTGTTGATCTGTTGACGGATTTGGAACTAGGAAACCAGTTGCTAGACTTTGACAACTTTGAGCCATTTCCATCTATAGATTTGCCTCAAAAGGGAACGGTTAGCATCTCTGGTGGAGTTATAACTTGGTTGACGGGTGGAGCGATTGGAGGGACTACTACTGGATTTAATGTACGTTGGTTGGCTGGTACGATAATCCTTATAGGATCACCAACATCACTGGCTTACATCCTCGTTGCAAGACCAACATCTACCACAAGCATGACGATTCCCGGAGTTCCAGATGGAACCAATTTATCATATGAGATTCCAGAGCCTATCCTAGCCAATCAACCTCTGCCATATCAGTTTGGACCGACAGATAATATCAACTTCACTTTTGCGGTAGGAGACCCATTAAGGCCGGGGACTCTCTACTGGTGCAAAGGGTCTAATCTTGATTCCGCACCCGACACAAATCAATTAGAGGTAACCGATCCCGGAGAGACGTTAGTCAATGGTGCCATGAGCGGTGGACGGGGAGTTTTAGCGTCGATCAAGAGATTTTGGGTTATCATGCCTAACTTCTTTGATTTGACATCGACGGTAACAGGGACTCAAGGATCGACATGGACGCTACAAGAAACCAGCATTAATCGTGGTTTGTATATGCCACGGTGCTTGGCGGTTGAAGGAGGAGGAACGATATTTTTCAGAGTGTCTGACGGTATCCACGCATCACCGGGAGGAGCCGCTTCGGTTTCCATTACCGATCAGGATTTGTATCCTTTATTTAGTCACGAGAACGCAGACTCAGCGCCTAGTGTTCCTCAACCGATAACAAGGAATGGAGTAACCGTTTATCCACCAGACGACTCACAGCCACAAGGACAAAGATTCTCTGTAGTAAACGGTTTCCTTTACTATGATTACTTGGACGCCACCAGTACGCCAAGGACTCTAGTCTACGACATTAAGAATCACGGATGGGTATGGGATGTATATCAATTCCCTGCCACAATCCATGCATCAAGTGAGGGTTTAAGCCAACAAGGAACTCTGGTAGGATGCGCTGATGGGTCAGTACGTCAGATGGCGAGCGCAGGAATAGAAACAGGAACATCTATTGTTATGACTCCAGCGATAGGAGGAAAAGAATGGCAGCATTTGTATGAAGTAACGGTTGAATATGTGTCATCTAATCCAATCACGTTATCTTTTGTTGTGTCTGACACAGGAAACGGAAGCTATGGTCCACCGAATATAATCCTTCCAAGTTCGGGTGGAACTTTAACGAAATTCAACACCAAAGCTGGCGCTAACAAGTGGAAGTTGATGGCATTCCAATTCTCTTCTACGGATCAATTTCAATTAAATATGCAGGGAACCACCTTCGAGGTAAAGGAGTGGGGTAGTAACGCGGAATATCGTTTAGTGAATCCGTTTGGCGACAGTGGGGGTGAGGGATAATCTATGTCTAATAACCCAACATCAATGAGATTTCCTTTTGAGAGCCAAATCTCTGGTTTACCTCCAGAGGTTCAGCAGGTTCACAGAAACTCATGGAATGCTATTGTTGACATTCAAAATGCAGTCAAGGCTCTACATGCCAGCACAAGTTCAAACGCTACGACTATAAATAAAGTCACTCAGACTATTAACTCATCAAACGCATCGACGGCTGGAGTATCGTCATTCAACTCTCAGACTGGTAACGTTACATATTTTCCTTTCCTTGGAGGGGTCAACACAGAGACGGCATCGTATGTGACTCAGACCAGCGACAACGGGATTCTTATTTTGGTTAACTCGTCTTCTCCGGTAGTAGTCACGTTGAACTCTGCCATCTCAAATCCCTATTTCTTCTTCGTCGAAAATCAGGGGACGGCTACGGCGACACTGAATCCATCTACGGGGCTAATAAACGGATCGGCTTCGTTTGCTCTATTGCCGGGATACTTCACGATTACGTTCTTTGACGGGAATAACTGGCAAGCAATGAGTCTTCCTATTGTCCCGGTAAACACCCCTTCAGTGGTTCATGAATGGCTAAATTCATACAATTCGATGACAGGGGCATTCACGGCAACTCAGCCTTCCTTTAGCGATATATCCGGCACTGCCGCACCGTCTCAGTTGCCAAATCCAACCACGACCACGCTAGGAGGTGTAGAGGCGGTTAACGCGGTAACGCATCAATGGGTAGACTCGATCAGCAATACCGGGGTTCCGCATTTAAGCCAACCGGCATACGGGGATGTTTCAGGAGCACCTTTAGCGTACCTGAGCGGAAACACGGCAAGCATGGGTGGCTCTCCAATGACGGTAGGGCAGACGATCACGGCTACGGCGACGGTCACAGGGGCCACGACGACGATGGTAGCGGTGTGCAGCCCCCAAACCAATCCGGGGGCAGGATTCTGCTTCGATTCATTCGTATCGTCGGCGAATACGGTAACAGTTAGATTGACGTGCGTACTGGCTGGAACACCAACGGCCAGTCTGTACTCAGTCCGAGTAATTCAATAATTTATAGACCGAATAGCGATCCCTGCCCGTCATCTTGTTCATCTTTGCTGCTGTACTTGTTGAGGTAGAATTTTGCTTGTTTAACCCACTCGCCCAACTCTAGAACACCAAGACGAGTATTACATTTAGTGCATAGTAGGCCGCGACGGCACTTTTCGCAGCCACGACCAGTAGGACAGCATTTATGATTATGGTCGATAGACATACGTTTCCTTCCGCTCTCTTTATCGGGAATTCCGCATATAGCGCAATTTCCATTCTGATCTAAATACGTCTTCTCGTACCACTCCCTAGTTACGCCGTAATACGTAAAATTCTTGGTTTTTGATTTGTCTTGACAATACCCCTTATTAGCATCTCTCCACTCTTTATTTTTCCTCCTGTTTAATTCTGGTGGACGAGGCTGTTTTGCCCATTTTGCTTTATATATGGCAGATGTGCAAGTTTTGCATATATTGCTTTTCCCGTACAGACAAGAGTCGTGTTTATAGAAATCATCTAGAAATTTTTGAGTATTACATAAAAAACAGGTTTTCTTCTTTTCTGTAGAAAAATCAAGTGCGTGTTTTTCTTTGAGTTTCTCAGCGTATATCTTCGCACAACTTTTACACCTATAGCAAAGCCCGTCATGCCTATTAGTATCTTTACCGAAATTTGTTAAAGGCTGAGGAGTCTTACAAGTTGAGCACATTTTTATTTGTGAATCCATTTGCAATACAGGTTGTTCTGGGTATAATGTGGCAGATGGAAGGGTCATATTCGCTCTCCTTAGCGATAGGATTCGTCCGGGGTGGCAACCCTTGACCCTTCTAGTGTATACTATTTCAAGGAATTGTGCTTATCCGGGAGTGGGCGCGATTCAAGAGAATACAGGAAAACTTTGTCTCTCTTGGAGGTGTGATTTGAGTTGGTTAACTTCTATGTGGGGGAACGACAAAACAGCGACAAAAGCTAGTGATTCTCTCCTTAACAATGGCAGTTGGGCTACCGGACAAGGACAGTCTGACGTTGGGAAAGCGTCGAATTTCTTTAGTTCTATATTAAGCGGTGATCCATCCAAAATAAGTCAGACTCTATCGCCAGAAATAGGCGCGGCGAAAACATCTGCGCAGCAGGAGAATAAAACTAAGGCCGAGTTTGGTTCTCGTAGCGGTGGTACAGCAGCTTCAGCGGCAATGACGGATGATAAACTCCATTCAGATATTGCGGGATGGACTGCCGCTTTGACTGGTCAAGCAGCAGAAACTTTAGGCTCAATGGGATCAAATCTTCTTCAAACGGGTACTTCCGCAACGACATCAGGGGCGCAGATAGACCTTGCGAATAAACCATTCTGGCAACAGTTGCTTACATCTGTTGGTGAGGGTGCCGGAAAAGCTGCTGGTTCTGCGATGGCCGGAGGATAAAAATGGCGCAAAATGCAGGAGGAGGACTTCTCGGCGGCTTATTGTTGGGGGTTGGAGAAGGGTATTTAGGAAGAAAAGAAGAGCAACATGCCCGTAAGCAGGGGATGAAGGCGCAAGAGTTTCAGGATAAGCATGATGAAATTCAAGGACAGATTGCCAACCTACAAACTAAACTTGCGTCAGTTCCCGAAGAGTCTAGGAATACTCCAGATTACCTAAAACTTCAAGACCAACTAGCCCAAGCCACTCAATCCCGTAACGAGCATTGGAAAAGCCTCGATCATCCTAACGCGATAATGAAGTTTGGGAAGATGCTTGGGAGAGACTTGAAGTTTGGGAATAAGAAGGATGATACGACTGTAGCTCCACCCGTTTACGGCCAGCCCACGATGGATATAGATGGGGAGAAAGTCCCGACAGGACCAGCGTACAAGGTTCAAGGACCACAGACTCCAGAACAAGTAAAAGCACAGACTGAAGCGGGAAAGATGATTTCCGCTTTGCCTTTATCACCTGAGAGGCAAGCATTACAGGGAGTACAGACGGATGCATCTACAAAACTTGCATCGTTCAATGCATCGGTAAAGAACTTTCAAGCGATGAATCCTGATGCGACTCCTGAAGAGATTCAGTCATTCAGGAACGATCAAATCCAAAAGATGTACGTCATGACCACGGCTGGAAATTGGGCGAATGTGAAGGGAAAGATGAATGGGCAGGATGTCACCCTTCTCTTTGACAAGAAGACTCATCAGTATCGTCTGCAAAACGGTGAGGCTGTACCTCAAGACATGCTTGCAACGTTTGTTCCTGAAACAAACACCACGGAATCGACTAGGACTCGTGCCGACTTCGCAGAGTATCAGAAACAGCATCCTGAATATAAGGGGACGTTTGAACAATGGAAGAATGAGCAGGCTGGAATAGGCAGAAATACGGCGGCTGCATCTAAACCTGAATCGTTTGACAAGCAGTACCAAGCTGTTCTTCTTAAAGAGGCGTCTGGTCAACCTCTTACCCCGGATGAGATTGCGCGTAAGGCCGCATGGCAGATTTGGAACAAGGAAACAAAAATCGATCCGGGTGTGGCGAGAATGGCAGCAGCAGGAGCCAATCGTTATATTATGGTCTACAATCCTGCCGATCCTGAAAACGTTATTCCTATGCGTGCTGGAGATGCTGCTAAAGCAGGATTTAGATCACCGCAGAGTATCGCATTCCAAACAGACAAGGCCATTACGCGTTACATGGTTGCTGGTCAAGGCGCGGTTAATATCAACTACTTCAATACTGCCACAGACCACTTGGAAATTCTTCGTCAAGCTGGAGAAGCGTTGAATAATGGGGATTACCCACTGTTCAATAAATACGCTAACAGCTTTGCAACTGCGACAGGAGCGCCTGCACCGACTAATTTTGATGCGGTAAAGAGCGCCGTGGCTGGTGAGTTGTCGAAGACGTTTAAGGGCACAGGAGCAACAGATCAAGAAATCGCAGAGATCAACCAGACTATCAATAATGCTCAATCTCCACAGCAGATTCAAGGTGCAATTGAGTATTACACGAAACTGATGGGAAGCAAGTTGAATGCATTGAAGGGGCAGTATGATGCTGGAAAGAGCGGAAGGCCAAACTTCCCCGGCGCATCTACTACGCCGCAAAGTGGAGGTGCAGGAGCAAAGCACAAGATCAAGATTGGGAACAAGTTTTACACCTACAACGGAACAGGAGACACGTCGGATATTAAGAGCTATACTGAGGTGCCAAAATAATGGCTCCCAAAAAGATGAAACTCCCTCCCGGTGCTGAGTTGGTCGATGATTCTTCGTCTATGAAGTTACCTGCTGGAGCGGAATTAGTTACAGACGAAGATAGCTCTCAAACTCCCACCGAAGACACCACCGAGTTCGCATTCAAGCCGGGTGACCAACACGGAAAATACAGGATGAAGAGTCCTTCCGGTAAGGATATTGACGTTGGTTACGAGAACGTGATGAATGCTTCCAAAAAAGGATACAAAATTCATCCAGACGACAGGGAAGTTTACGCAAATGATTATGTAGCAGATTTACAGAAAAAAGCGAAAACAAGTGGACGCAAAGGATCGGAGTTTATCAATAAGCCGGTTGCCCAGCACATGCTTAACCCGGATACCGATCTACCACAATCATACGACGTGGTGAAGGCTGGACCTGAGAAGTGGAGTTTGGATTGGGTTAAGCAGAAAGCGAACAATTTAACGAGCCCACACGCGATATTGGACCAGCTTCCTACCGCTGGTAGCATCGCTGGTGGTGCTGCTGGCGCTACTGCTGGCGCTACGACTAGCCCGATAACTGGACCAGTTGGACCAATCGTCGGAAGGGTAGCAGGAGCGGGGGTAGGGGCAGGAGTGGGAGAGTCTGCTAGGCAGAAATTGGAGACAGTTGTATACCCATACGAGCATAGGCCAAGCGCGGAGGAGAATAAGAGACGGATTGCGATAGAGGCTGGTATGGGAGCAGCAGCGGAGGGTGCTGGATTAGGAGGGTCTAAAAGTATTGGTATCGCTGTTAAACCTCTACAGGAAACCGCTCTTGCATCTGAAAAAGCAGGGGTTAATTTATTGCCATCAGAGGCGGCAGGAAAAGCACCTAGTTTCGTTGAGAGATTTATGAAAGGCTCCGTTCTTACAAGCGGAAAGATGGAAAAGTTTCGTCAAACTCAAAACGCTGAGACGAAAGCGGTAGTAGAGAAAGTGGCAAATGATATATCAAAATTCAATGGAACCCCTGAAGAACTTGGTAATTTAGTTCAAGATGGAATTGAAAATCACAAAAAAGGTTTCCGCGTAATCCAGAATCAGATGTACGACGACATCGCCACAGATGTAAACGAGAGAACTATCAAGGTTCCGGTACAAACTCAGGTTCAATCGAAGGTATTGGATGCCCACGGCAAGCCAGTGATGACCACGGTTACAAAATTGGAAGATAGAGTTGTCGATGACGTTATGCCTTCCATGAAATCGTTGAAGGATTATGCGAAAGAAAAAATGGCAGATTTAGAACTAAAAAAAGACTTACTACCTAAGAAAGACCTAGAAGATTCCGAAGAATTGTTTAAGAAAATAATCAATTCTCCAGACAATGTACCGTTTAGAGTTGTAAAGGATATACGTAGTGATTATTTGGAAATATCCAGAAAACTAGACGAAGCATTGTCTACAAAGGCTGGAGGATTTGCGAAACACATGTCTGGTCTCTTCGATGAGTCCATGATGGATGCTGCTGAGAAAAGTGGGATACAAGGACTGCCAGAGAAGATTCGTGCGGCCAACGCTTTCACTGCGAACGAACACAAGATGTTTGAGCAGGCTCTCGTTGAGAAGATAGTCAAGACGAAGAAGCCAGAAGCTATTGCTACGTTAATTCGTAATCCGAATATAGGGAATCAAGAGACACGTGATCTATTCGCAGTCCTTCCAAAACAACTACATCAACCTGTCCAACGACAGATCATTATGGACACCATGCGGCAGTCTGTAAACTTAAACACCAAAGCGTTCAACGAGCGCAGGTTTGCAGAAACCATAGCTAAAATAGGAGACGAAAGAGGACAGATAATATTTGGACCTAACTGGAAGAATGTAAAAGAGCTAACTGGAATTATGGAGAGGATCAACGGCCCTGTAGGAATAGGAGCCAGCGGTGGAGCATCGTTGCAGAACTTTGCGCTACTCAAGAATGCTATGTTGCTGGCAATTCCGGGAGGAGAGGCAGCAAGAGGACAGTATGGAAGTGCGGCGGCATCTCTAGTAGGAGAATGGGCGTCACTTAACTTATTAGCGTCAGCGATGACTCATCCTGCAACGGCTGTAAAGATGTTGAAAGTAGCTCAAGGGTTCGCTCGCACTCTACCCTACGCAGGGTATGTTCTAGGAAACGTAGGTCGTGGTGAGGAAATAGGAAAGGGAGAGACTCCAGACGAGAGACGGTTGGATGCAGTTAAACAGAAAGCGAAGGACTTGCAAGATAAGATGAGTCCTACGCCTGCCCCTGTCGCTCAACCTGCCGTGCAGCCAGTCGTTCCAGCACCCGTAGCCGTGCCTCAAATGCTGTACGATGAGGATGGTAATCCTGTTGGTCCACAATCTTCTAATCAAGGACACACGCATATATGGGACGCAAAGACACAATCCATAGTGCCTGTATAAAATATTTCTTGTTAACTCTTGACAATAGTAACCATAGGTATATACTTAAAGTATGCCACAGCGAATAGAAAAAAGGACAATCTGGGTCTGTAGCCGGTGCAAGCACGAATGGGAGAGCAAAGACGGGCAGAAGCCTGTATGCTGCGCCAAGTGCAAATCTCCGTATTGGGACAGAGAACCTAAATCTGACCGCTAATCCAATGGCATACGAGGCAGTAAATGGATGCGAAAGTAACCGCTTTGAGTGGTGTGTCTAACGATGCGCAGTTGGACATTGAAATTCAAACCCCATACATGGTTGAGGCGACAATCGAAGGAACGGCACCGATTCTATTTCATCGCTGGTCGTGTGATGCAGTTGAGGAAAAGTCGAAGGCGGCAAAAGGTTCAGCGGCCAAGAAGACAGATAATGTTGAGTCATACTTATACAGGGACGAAAAAGGAGAAGTGTCGATTCCAGCAGAATACTTCCGGCAATCTGTTATTTCTGCCGCTAAGTTCAAGCAAGATCCTCGCTCCCCGCGCAAGTCGGCTATGGACTTATTTAAGGCTGGAATTGCAACACTCGGAGAACTCTGCTCTTTCGGGTTAAAAGAACCTGATTATATGGATCGTCGCAGGGTGGTAATTCAACGAAGTGCAATCACTCGTGTTCGGCCTGCGATGGCGATAGGATGGAAATGCACTGTTGGTTTCCAGATTCTTCTTCCCGAATACATCAATCCTGCGCTGATGAATGATACTCTTCAATACGCTGGACGGATTGTAGGAGTAGGGGATTTTCGCCCGTCATTTGGTCGCTATCAAGTGACAGGATTTAACGTGATAAGATTAAATTAGCATGGCTTGGCTTGGTTCGGCGGGGCATGGCTCGGTCTGGTGGGCTAAGGCGAGGCAAGGCATGGCCCGGTAAGGTCCGGCTCGGCACGGCTTGGAACGGCAAGGCGTGGTAAGGCATGGTAGAGCGGCGAACTTAGGTTCGCCGTTTCTTTTATTTGAGGTATAATCTCGGTATGCCTGATTCTAAGAAAACCACGAAAATTGTTCAGGTTAAAGGATTGGGGACCATATCTTTTCCGTCCGACATGGACGATGAGCATATCTCTCAGCAGATCATGTCGCATCTGAAGAAGAAGAAAACATCTCCCATCACAACAGAGGAGAGCGAGCACGCACGGCAACTGAAGCCTGCGCAGCCGTTGAGCACGGCGATACCTAAGATGCCTGAGTGGGCTAACAAGCCTATACTCTCAGGTCTGACGGTTGATGCACAGATTGAGAGAGCAGAGAAAGGTGGTCACCAAAAAGATGCAGATTGGTTAAGGAAACAGAAGGCTCTACAAGATAAGGCTTACGAGAAGAACAAAGAGAAATATCCTATCGCCACAGGAGTAACCACGGGCGTAGGAGAATTCGCTGATAGTATGACGAGTCCTGCAAATCTGGCTTTGATTGTAGGATCTCCACAATCCAAACTACTCAGTGCTTTCTTCTCTATCCAAGCTCTCAAAGGCTCATACCAGAACGCGAAGCAGGCTCAGGATGCATACGACAAAGGAAACAACCAAGAAGCTATAAAGTACGCCACAGAAGCGGGTCTAGGGATCGGATTGGCCTACGGAGCAGGAAAACATGCAGTCAAGGATCTTCCTGTACCGGCTCCTGTACGGAACTTTATGGAGAACGAGGAAGGAAGTCTTACCTACAAAGCATCCGATAAATCTCAGCCATTCTTTTTGAAGTCAGAGAAGATACTGAATGACAAGGTTCGGGGTCCAATGCCGGGTGAGGACATTCACAAGATGCTTTTGGCGAACGGCGTAGGACCGGAAGAGATGAAGTGGACTGGCTTGGATGACATGTTGAAGGGGAAGGGAAAAGAGAAAGTAACCCCTGCCGACATTCAGAAGCATATTGCAGAGAATGATATACAGATTAAGGAAGTGACAAAAGGAGACAATAGTGAAGAAGAAGCGTTAAGGAATGAATATTATCGTCTTGGAAATGCTCGTCAAGCTGCGTATAAGAAAGCAGAAGCGTCTGGAGATAAAGCGGATTATGAAGAATCTATACGACTAGGACAACAAGAGAGCGAAGCACATAATAGATGGAACGAATACCGCGATAAACCGCGTGAATCAACTAAATTCGCAGGATACACTCTTCCCGGAGGCAGTAACTACCGGGAGATGCTGTTGACGATGCCTCAAGACAAATTTATGCCTTCGTTTGATGAATGGTCTAGAGCAAACGGATATGGAGACCATGAAGGATCTAGAAATCTATACGAAAAAATAAGGAATGGAGAGTCTCCAGATACCACTGGGAATTCCAACCAATTCCGTTCCTCTCACTGGGAAGAACCCAACGTACTAGGACACGTCCGCTTTAATGACCGTACTGGTCCTAATGGGGAGAAGATACTGCACGTCGAAGAGTTGCAGAGCGATTGGCATCAGAAAGGTAGATCGGAAGGGTATCGTCTTCCCGTATCTGAAACATCGAAGATGGACTCGGAATATCGTGCATTAGTTCACAAGAACGCAGATTCCAGAGCTAATGGAGGAACTCCTAATCCGGCAGATGTTGCCAGAGCGAAGGAACTTGAGGAGCATTTAATAAGATCAGATAAATCAAAGATGCCCGATGCTCCATTTAAGAAGGAATGGCCAGAGCTTCTATTCAAGCGTATGCTCCGGTACGCGGCAGAGAACGGCTATGACGGCATTAGCTGGACGCCGGGAGAAGAGCAGGCGTCACGATACGACTTGTCGAAGCAGATCAGCCGAATTGAATATAAAAAAGGAATGAAGTATAACCACACCGACCCTCAGAAGTGGACGATCAACGCTTTTGATCTTGACGGTAATGGTGTGATGAAACAATTCGTCACAGGTGATGAACTACCAAATATTGTTGGGAAAGAGGTAGCCGCAAAGATTATAGGCGATAAGGAAGACCAAGGAGAACTTTCCGGTCTCGATCTCAAGGTTGGCGGGGAAGGAATGAAGGGATTTTACGACAAGATCGTACCCGACATAGCCAACAAGCTAGGAAAGAAGTGGGGAACGAAGGTTGGAGAGACGAAGATACCAGTACAAGGAGATTTTGAATACAAATACAGTGGACCAGAAAGGACAATGGACGATGTAAACACTCTCTTGTCCGTAGCTCAGGGGAGAGGAAACACGAAGATTTCTCCGATCACTGGCAAGCCTATGATGTTTGTTGCGGAACGTGTGGATGTTGAAAACGGTCTGCAAAGAATAAAGAGAGAGATGAAGCAAGGCAAGACTTTCTCTCAAGCAATGGGAATAACAGGAACCCCTGAATTAGCAGAATGGTTTGGCGGAGAGGTAAAGGAAGCAGCTAACATCAACCAGAAGCCAGTACCCTACATGCCTATCACTCCAGAGATGCGTAAGGGAGTGAAGGGGGAGCAGCACAGCCTATTCGGATCAGGAACGGCACCGACACTATCTGATGTGAAGGCGAAAGCAGAAAAGTTGAATCCTAAGCAGATCAAAGAGTCCGTTGCTCACTCTCAGTCAAACGGAGTGAAAGTTACCGATCCGAACGGACACATCCATACATTTCCTGACGAGCAGAGCGCGTCAAGGTTTAAGATGGCAGCAGGTATACAGTAGATGCCCACACCGAACAAGCCGAAGGAGTTCTATCATTCCTTAGCGAAAACGCATGGTGCAACGTCCAGCGTGATACCTGATACCGGCTCTGTGATGCCGCCAGAAGAGCAGAGAATCGAACACGCCGTAGACGCTCGATACGTCAAAGCAGCACCGTATCAGGACGCCATATCATCGGTAGGAAAGAACGAACCGCACGAGATACAAATCAACGATCCTTCGCGCTTTTCTCTTGATCCGGTGCAGACAAAATCACACGAGTTGATCCATCTGGCGATGAACCAGCTTGCAGGCCCACTAAGGAACGCTATCCCGAAAGATGATCCGAAGAAGCCTTACGATATATCCAATATTGACGATCTTAGGAAGAAAGGACTCAAGTTGTGGCAACTACCACAAGAGCAGGCCGCAACTATTCTCCAGACCTACACAGCCGATCCTAGCCAGCGTAAGAGGCTTCAGGAGTGGGTGAACGACCTGAATAATATGCCTTTATCTGTGATGAATCCAACGAGTCCTAACCAAAAAGGGATCAACACAACAATACGACCACCAGTGCCACCGATAGAGGGATACGAGAGGCTGAAGGACATAAAAGCAAAGGCTCAAGAGCTACATAATCATTTCGTCAAGTCTGGATACGCGCAACCAAGTAAAGATATTCCTCTTCCATCACAGCCAAAGGACGCATTAAACAAGTATGCCAACCCTGAGCAGCAACCGCCGAAGGTATCGTTTGAGTTCAATAAGGGATGGTCGAAACCGGGTCCATACGCGACGAAACTTATTCCTACAGAGGAGCAGGAGTTCCGTCAGTGGGCGGCAAAGAATCCTAATTCTATACGTGGCGAAGTAGGACCAGCACCGAAATTTGAGCCTATTCCTACGGCAGATTATGACGTGAGAGGACACTTTCATGCGGCCAAGACAGGAGATCCTGCGGCGACACTGACACCTAACAAGTGGGATGGGAAGATACACGGTAATGATCGATTCAAGACGCCTTACAATGGAGGGTTTTCTAATGAGAGCATGTACGCTCTGCCTCATGCTCCACGGTGGGTAGTAAACAGATTGATGACGCATGATGGTAAGCTGGTAACAGACGAAACACCACGTAAGCCGGGAGGACAAAAGTGATTGAGCTAATTGAAGGTCAGTGGTTCAACCCGTATGAGATTGTATCGGTAAAGTCAATCAGCAAGGATAAATGTGTTTTATGGACGACAGGACAACCATCGACAGAAGGACACGTATTAGAATTTCCTGCCGAAGAAGTCGTCCAAGCAATTGAGGATGCAATAGAAGAGATCGAGAGCGAAGAAGTAGACGACGAAGACGCCGATCAGAACGAAGAATGACAAGTCCATTCCTTTTATCTCACATAGAGCATTGCATACGTGACGGTTTCTGGACCCGCGATTGGAAACGCTGGAAACTTGAGCCTAACGAGATGATCCAGCGTGGCCTATTGGCTGGACTAACCTCACCGCGACAGGATTACGGAGTAGTATGCGGTGAAGAGATCATGGGTCTTGGTTCAGAACCGGGATTAGAGACCAAAGAACACAACTTATACGATCAAATAGTTCACTTAGCGGCACTCGCAGACATCGTATGCTCGGCCATCCGTAAGCCCACCGAGGGCCCGTGGCTGCGCCCTGAGCCTGTTACGTTGGCGGAAGGATCAACGTGGCGATCAGGAGCCTATATGTCTCCAGATGGTCGTTTCTTGAGACGCATCGTCCTAGCGTCGGCGTGGAACGATGACCGTCACTACTCAGAGGCTCGTAGCTGGTATACATTGGGAGAAGTCTGTGCCTACGATCTTCCAATGCAGCAAGCCGTTATCATCCTTGGCCAACACCGGGAAGGAAAGCGACACGGCTACTGGTCGAAGGGACTCAGGCACCCGGTCAACAAAAAATTGCGATTCAGGAAGCGCAACGATGTGTCAACCGGGTTCAAGAGTTCATGGAACTCTGTATGGCGCGAGGATTATGACGAGATTACCACGAAAGAGTGGCTCGACGCCATGTATGAAGATGGGGTTTTACAGGACGTAGCATTCAACGTCGATATTCCTGTCCCTGTCAAGGAAGTTAGGAAGAAGATCGTAGACTTGGCGGCTAGGAAACTGGAAGAGATTGAAGAGATGAAAGAAATTCCAGATATGCAATTATCAACATGTTCATGGCCTGTGAAGTGCCAGTTTATCAGACCGTGCCATAATTTCGAGACGCCCAATGGAAGGTATGGATTTGTTAATATCAATACCTGATTAACTTCTTTGGAGACAAGCACTTATCAACACTTAATCCTTTGCTGATACGTTTACGTATTCCTGCTTCAGTTATTCCTATTTTTCTAGCCCAATCAGATACGCATAAGGTTTCGGATAGGATTAGGAGACGGTTTCCACCATTTACTATCCCACGGCCATTCCCAACGAGATGGTTCATCTTTAGGAGCATAATCAACCCCTGTTGCTACTTGAGCGGAAGCAACGCGAGTATAAGAAATAGCTGCTCTTGCTAGTGTTGTATCCTTATGCTTATCATCATGTTCTGGAGTCCATTTCTCAACATCGATTTGACGTTTCCTCTCTGCTGCGATTAGCTCTATTCCGTTCATCGTTTCTCCTTCTGGCTTTCAGACACCTGTACTCCATCAAACTTAAACCACCTGTTGAACTCGTACATCTCAGCCTCTCTAATCGTTCCGCCGATGATTTCTCGGATAATATCCTCTGGTTTCATTACTTCAAAATGGTAGCGTGAGAAACTTCTGTAGTATCGAAACGTAGTCCTTTTCCGAACCGTTTTTCCGATTGAGATAGCTAAACGTTCTCTCGCTCCAGACACCGTAGAGTTCTCAAGGCAAACAGGATCAAACGCAGCGTTCTCTGACTCGTATCCCTCATAAGTACAGATCACTGAAATCATGTCCGATATGAGATCTTCGTGCAGACGTATCTTCCAACCGGGTTTGTACAATATTCTCTTGAGAAAATCGCTAACAGTATTCACGGATTGTGAGGAAAAAAGAGGAGGCATTACTTGTCCTTGTTTTCTTCTGGGAGCAACACCTTATCGTACAGCCCGGCATCCTCTTCAGATTGAGCAATCCGGTTTATCGCATCAATCTTCGCATCAGGATACCGTTTCTTGGCCTCTTCGATGGTCATCTCTTGCACGATTTCTGCATCGTAAGGACCGAATAAGTGACGATGAAGCATATAAACCTGCATAGCGTCCTGTTCGGTTGGTGGAACTCCGCGATGCACACCAGTATTGTCAACGTATCCACCGGGTAGTGGACGATAGGCATACGGATCAAGTGGCTTAAATTCCAATGTTTTCATCGCAAGACGCATAGCGTGATCCCCCAATGTACACACGTCCTTAATCTTGAAGTAACCTCCGTCCTCTGGCTTCGCTGCCCACGACGATAAGATAAACGTCGTCACCTTACAAATTGGGCAGTACATCGCAATAGGCCACCCCTGCTCTGGTGGAGTGATGGATGCGATGTGGATTCCTGTTGTCGCCTCATGGATTCGATCAAGAAGATCATTGCTGACAAAGAAGTGATCGTATGTGTTCTTATTGGCCATACTCCATTCGATAGGAGGTTGCTTAGGAACATCAGCAAGAAGAGCATCTAAGTCATTCTTCATCTTCGTCAATTGGTCGATGGTCAACGGTTCGGAGTTGGCTGCTGTAGGACGGTAAGGAGTCGTGTTTATGGGTGTACCAGACAAACCGGAAAAGATTTCCTTTTCAAACTCTTCTTTCAGTTTGGCAGACAGGTCATCAAGTTCCTTGGGAGTGAGATCGTCGCTCATAGCTTTTTCTCCTTTACCTTCCATACCCAACGGAAGCACGCCGATATGCCTCGATGACTTTATCGTTCACTTCTGGATTATCTGTCAACAAGTCCTTAATGTGCTCAAGAGTTACATATCTTGGGCGGGAATAATATGATCCGTTTTGATCAGACCATTGTGTTCTTCTTCCCGTTCCGCTACACGATGAACATGTGACAGCAGCCGATCTTCCATCGAAGGTTGGACCGCAGTCGTTGAAACCGGAACCATCGCAACTTTAGCACATGGCAACATATTCTCTCACTTTAAGTTTCTGCAACAAGATGTCATCAGGATTAGTCATTTCTCATCCTTTTCTGTACTCCAGTGAACAAACTTCAGAGTTGAATTAGGAGGAATAGACTTCATAGACTCCATCTGTTCTTTGGTTACTTCTCCAATCTCAGATAAATGAATCATCGATCCGCACTGCCTAGCCTTGCAAATCATAACGTGCATATCAGGAAAGGATGGATCGAACCCCAACTCCTTACCGATTATCTTTTGTATTTCAGTTGGCTTAAACTTTTCCATCAACTTTCTCCTTTTCTTGATACATAAAAGGAACGACTGTAGAGGTCATTGCTTTTAGATTCATGGTATCAAAGTGCAACTCTTCAATGTGCCGAGTCCTAGTCAGCAATTCCTCTTCCACTTTCTCGCAAAACTCGACAAACAGTGACGGCCAATCCATTCCTGATCCTTTGATGAAACGATCTACCTCATAGCGCATAGAACCGAACTTCCACGTTAGGAAAGCCTCAGCGCGTCGATAGTTCTCTCTGCGTTGGGACTCTTTGAAGTCCTGTTGCATCATCCACATAGTCTCTTTGTTGTCGTTCATGCCTCTCCTCGTATTCCCGCCGCATCAATCAATAACCGAGCAGCTAGTTTCTCAAGATCGTTCAATTCATCGACTCCTGCGGCTTGCAGGAGGAGTCTTTTCTTTAGACACATCACAGCCGCCAATACCTCATCGTTATCGGGATACAATACTGGTCGTAAAGCGCAAATCTTTAGCGGTCCTTTTAACTCAAATGCCGCAATAAGGTCATCGATAATTACGGAATCAAATGCCATTGTGTCTCCTACCGGATGTGAAAATCCATACACTCAGAAGTTCCTACCCCGCCAAGGAACTCCATCGTCTCAAACGTCATCGAGTTTCGTTCAACTACCCAAGGCCACACATCATCCGTAACCCAACACTGTGGCCGTCCATCAGCGCATCCATCACGAACTCTATCCAGCGTTAGGACGATAGGTTTCTCGTCATCGGGAAACATGTGTCGATACTGATACTCGATCTCTTTGGCCATTATATGATTACCTGTCACGATGTAGCAGAATCCAGAACAGTATTCGTGAACAAATCCCAAAAGAGCTAAAGTTTTTCCTGTCCTACGGTCACGATGAACCACCACACCTTTGCCTAGTTCGGCTTTGATGGAGTTGATAGACTCAGCAAGCGTGGACAATCCAACGCTACGAGGTTTTAGCTTAATATCGGTCATCTCACCCAACTCAGAAACAGAATGTACCCCACAGCCAAAGTGAAGAGAGACGATCTGAAAAAATCTCCCCAACCGTATGTAAATGACGAGTTTTCAAACCACTCAAGAGCGATAAAACATACGACTACAAACGTCGCTAGGATATGTAAGAGCATCATTTACAGCCATCCTCTCTCGCTGTTGATACCGATTGTATCGCCAGCAATGCCAACATCTCCGGGACCGGGATCGTCTTCCATCATGTCTTCTGGTATGCCTCCTATTGCGCCACCCATGCCAGCGGCGATAGGACGCGAAGGACCATCATTCGTGGTAAGGGTAGGGCGCACCATCTGCTGTAGTGGTTGAGTAGACTGTAGGGGCATGGATTCAGTCTCTATGGTTCCTCCTAGCGCCCTGATGGTCTTGATTAGGCGTGGCATCTTGGAGGTTAGACGTGCAACCATCTCTTCGTGATAGGCAAGGGCTTCTGCGGCTTCCTCGTAGTCTTTATTAGCGATTTCCAGAGCCTTTCCATAGACCTTTGAGACAGGCTTTTCTTTGAGGGCACGCATCCTACCTTTTTCGGCAGGAGTAGGCTCTGCTGGAATGACAGGAATAGGATCTATTTCAACGACAGGAACAAGTTCGGTAGTAGGAGACGGTAGCGATGTTTCTCCTGTCTGTGAGTTGACGTATGTTATTGTTGTGTTCTCAGCTTTCTTTTTATCCCATCGTGCTCGTGCTCCTGCTTTTGCAATGGCGCTTCTTTGCTCTTTCGAGAGCTTTGCCCTTCTCGCATTGCCGCCTCTTGATCCTTTTTTCTCAATCATTTTGTGTCCTTTATTGACTTCAATTCGCGGTGTAATGAGCAGATGATTTCTCTATTATGAAGGCATCCATAGCAAAGTGTAGGACTACCGGGCTTGGCACGGCAAGTGTCACACTCCACAAAAGACTCTTCCTTCTTTTTATTAAAAGAGGGGTTCCTGAACACACCCGGAGAAGAGTGGATGTCGCAATTTCCATCGCCATCATTGTCGCGCTCACATAATTTTAGAGGATCAGGAACGTTGGTTGTATATATCTTTCCACCAGACCATACGCCGATAGGAATAGTCGTACCAGCTCTCCAGACCACAGTACCGTCCTTGTGTTCAGGAGTGACGCGAAACATGCGGCGAACATCTTCAATCGCCACGTTGTATCCAGCCTGCCACGAGTTCGTATTTGAGTTGTGATGTCTCTTTAATTCTCCGTCTAGCCACTTGAGAGCCGCTTCAAGCATAGCTTCGACGGCAGGCATTGCAAACGAGGCGGGACAGTATTCATAAGCAGCCGACAACATTCCGTCTGGTACATTCATTTTATCGTCCATCTTTTTCTCCTGATTCCAAACTCTACGCTTGCTTGCGACAATATGCAAGCATAAAAAGTAAGAAAGTTTGCACATCCACCAAACAGGTGTATTCTATCGGCAGAGGACCACAAATGGAATCTCCAGACGCTCTTTCAATCGCCTTCCAAGTGGCTGAGGAATCGGCCACACTCGTTAAACTACTCGTTATTGGCGTGCGTGCCAACGGATCTGTGCTTATATTAGACAGCGGTCTATCGTTAGACGAAGCTCAGAAGATGGGCAAGGATTTGGGCCTCTGGGTGGGTGGGCAACTGGAAAAAGAATTTCTCAAAACCTCTTGACAAATGCAAACTCTGCGCCTATGGTATGCGAATGGAGTGCAAGCATGAGAATGCACGAGAGAGAAATTCCCGTACAAAAAGCGCATAACGATATGGCTATAGTGGTCACGGAGGCCATTGGACGGCATCCGGGTCTGACCTATTTGGAACTTCTTGCCATACTAAACCAAGTGGCCGCATCGTGGATTAAGATAGCTATTCGGGATGAAAGAAATACTAACGAAGCAATACAACCGGGAGGAGAAAGATATGTCGAAAAGCAATAACCATAGCATGACATCAAAAGGAGTAGGATTTAGCGAATTGTTAACCGTGTTGTTTATCGGCCTCAAGTTGGGACACGTTATTAACTGGAGTTGGTGGTGGGTGCTATGTCCATTGTGGATTGGCGCTGCTTTCATCTTTGCGATCCTTGCGCTTGTGTTCGTCGTCGCTATTCTTGTTAGCTCCGACAACAGAACGGAAAAGGAAGAGACGTTTGAGCCGCGTGCTGGAAAGACGCTGGGATTATGACACGAGAAGATCATCTCTTGGTAATTATCGCTGAAGAGTGCGTTGAGATTGCCAAGAATGCGACTAAGGCTCTCAGATTTGGTCTGGACGATTGTGAACCGGGACAGCCTGACACCAACGGAAGACGCATCTGCTTAGAGTGCGCTGATTTACAAGCGGTGTTGGAAATGCTTGCTGAGTCGAATTGTTTATTCCAACTCACAGGTAATAGCATAGACATGAAGCGCGCTATGGATGCGAAGAAGGTAAAGGTGGAGAAGTTTTTGAGGTATTCATCAGAACGAGGAAGGTTGGACTAATGAGCAAGCCGCATGAATACTACATCTTTACCACCGCTCACGGAGGCTGTGATGAAGCGTTGTTTTGGAGGCCAGAAGAAGCCGGATACACGCGATTCCTAGCGGCAGCAGGACGATACTCTAAAGAAGAATCCGATGCAATTTGTAAGATGAGAGGACAGGACTTCGCTATTCCATGTGAAATTGCAGAGGAACGTGCTATGAGGATGGTTCCGTGGGATTCGGTACAGGAGTTTGTGAAGGAGGCGAAATGAGAGCAGATAAAATTAGGGAACAGAAACTAGAAGGAGCGGGAGGAGTTAATTATTCTGCACACTACGAAAGGGATTGCGCTATATTTTTGAGAGAACTTGCAGCGCAAGCGGCTGAATTGAACGATAAACTGAAGATCATACTCAATCCTCCTCTCATATACGACACGAAAACGATTGATCCTAGTGATATGATGGGATTTTCTGACGATCTTCCTCATCCAATATTTACCATGAATGAGCCACGAGCTACGCTCCGTGACCAGTTTGCTATGGCTGCTCTGACTGGACTACTGTCCGATCCTACTAGCTCAGGACCAAAAGGATGTGCGGAAGCTGCGTACTCCTACGCTGATGCCATGATGGAGAGAAGAAAGTGACCGTCAAGAAGATCAAGCCACGCTATCCCTGCCCTCTTTGTGACTCTGAAATGAGTTTTGAGTTGACTATCAACGCGCACAGAGGATTCAATGATTACGTGGCAGTGAACGTGAAAGCGAGTTGCTCAAACGATAAGTGTCGGTACGAGGAGCGAACAAAGGGACACTCCAAAAACATGGAAACCGTAGAAAAGATGCGAGATGTAGTGGCATCCTATCGCGGTGCGGAGATGTTCAAGCAGGGAAGATTTGAGGAAGGCAACATAGGAATCAATCGGCGTCGGCATACCGGCATAGGACACTTTGAACCCGTAACCGCAGAGGAAGTGAAAGGGAGGAAACGATGAGCGCAGGAAAGCACAAGTATGATGGAATTAACCCGTTGAATAGGTTGCACGAAGGCGAACCGTGGTTTTTTGTTAGGGGACAGGATAGGCTAAGTGTTGATGCGGTAATCGAATACAGCCATCTCCTACGCCGTGAGGCAAACAAGGCGTCTCTACGAAATGATTACGACCTGTCGGATTCTCTTTCCAAACAGGCCGCAGATGTGCTTGAGTTTGCTCAAGATTTCGTGGATTGGCAGAAAGAGAACAACGATCTGGTCAAGTATCCAGACTAGCGGACTAACGGATGACCGAAACCACCCGATCCGATAAGAGGAACAAGAGCATAGATGAGCCAAATAAGGAAGATAACTCCAACAATTGCTGCTGCAATGTTTATCCATGGCTGAGGCGCTCCAAGTGTACGGGCAACGTAGAAAATCAACGCGACGATCAGCATGAACACAAGGATTGTAATCAGAAATCCGATCATGGGACACCTCACATCTCAGTAAACGACGTTTTTATCCTTTGCGATGTATCGGATTGAACAGGAGAGTGCAATGAAAAACAGACGATGGGGCGATAACGACAAGTATTGGGGTCCGTTTACATACGCGCATTCGGATAAAGAATACAATCCTTTCGCGGTTATACTTGGATCTGGAGACGAGGAGCATCCGGGGTGCTATCTCAGGCTTGGTGCATTCCATAGGACGCTGATCTGTTCGCTCCCGCCGATCATTCCACCGTATCGCAGGAAGGTAGTTGCGAAGTTTTGGAACGAGGATGACATTAAGCGTCTAGGACGCAACTGGTACTACGACGTTCATGAGCGTGAGTACGGATTCTCCTATGCCGCGAGTGGATGTATCGGAGATGGTGGATTTCTGCAAGTCTTTCTTGGCCGTCAGACGCACGACAGCAGCAACGAACAGCGGTGGTCATGCTTCACGCCATGGAATAAATGGAATAACTGGCGTCATGTGAGGAATAGTTATTACGGTTTGTATGGAGAGTTTTTTGCATCCGAACCACAGCATCGTATCGACTTCACTACGAAGGCAGGAAACGACAAGTACGCGGAGTGGACGGCGATTGTGGATGCTTGCCCTACGTTTACGTTCGCATTCAATGACTTTGACGGTGAGTTGCTAACCGCCAAAACTCGTATCGAGGAGCGCCAGTGGGAACTTGGAACTGGATGGTTTAAGTGGCTATCTAATTTCCATAAGCCAATCATTCACCGTTCGCTTGATATTCAATTCTCAGGCGAAACCGGAAAGCGCAAAGGATCATGGAAGGGTGGCACGGTAGGACATTCTATCGAGATGCTACCCGGAGAACTGCACGAGTCGGCGTTTAAGAGATACTGCAAAGAGCACGATATGGTATTCCTTGGCAGGAGCGGAATAGGAGCATTTGACAATTCCCGTAGTGTGTGAGAGGATTTACCTCATGAAGAACTTGTGCTTATCTCTATCGTCTTATTGCTCACTCAGTCTGAGTGGACGAGAGGCTATGGGATAAGTCCAAGTTTAGGATTTGTACCACGAGCCTCCAGAAATGGGGGCTTTTGTTTTGTGGGAGAGTACGCCAACGGAAGAGCGTTTGGACTTAAAATCCAAAGGATATGACGGGTTCAAATCCCTCCTCTCCTACCATTGTGCCGTAAGCGAAGGACGAGCATCCGATCTGCAAAATCGGAGAACAGGGTTAAAGTCCCTGACGGCACTCCAAGTTTAAGATGTGCGCGTGTAGCAAAACGGCAAAGCGCAAGGTTTAGGCCCTTGAGGTGGAAACACCATTGGGAGTTCGAGTCTCCCCACGCGCACCAGATTTTAGAAGTACCTCGCATGGCGAAATGGAAGAGCGGCGCTCTCAAAAAGCGTGTCATATTCCCGGTTCGAGTCCGGGTGCGAGGACCACGGAGAAGTGCCAGAACGGTAAATGGGCCGCACTGCTAATGCGGTGGTCCTGAAAAGGCCACGTGGGGTCAGCACCCACCTTCTCCGCCATGTTTACGGAAGGATGAGCGGAATTGGTATCGCACTCGCTTGGAAAGCGAGCTTATGTCGAAAGGCATATGCAGGTTCGAGTCCTGTTCCTTCCGCCAGTTTGGTATACGCCGTCAACGGTGAGACAATCCGCCTCGAAAACGGATGGGGTGTCAGAGATGGCACAGGAGTTCAATTCTCTCGTATACCGCCAAGTTAGGCGAGTCCCGCAGACGGCTCTGCGAACGGCTTTGAATACCGTTGGCTCCTGAGAGGGATGGGGGATCGACACCTCGACTCGCCGCCATGTTGTGCGTTGGCTGTAGTGACGGTGGACTGCACCAGACTGTAAATCTGGATTCTCTTTGAGGACACTGGGGGTTCAAATCCCTCCCAACGCACCAGTATTAAATATCCGAGTTGTACCAGCGAATCATCTTCCTAAATTCGCTTAATCTAATACAGATACAATGATTAATATATTGGCGAAGTGGAGAAATAATAACTACATCTGGCATCTTCTTCATTATCCATTTCCCTTTTACCTTGACTCCAATCCGGGTAACTATCTCTGCGCCATAGGAACCTAACCTTAATCCATCATTAGGTTTTTTATCTGTTAAGGTGGTCATGTCAAACGTGCTGACAAAATCTACTGCTTTACGGAAGTCTTTGATCGGAATCGTCACATCAGAAAAGTATCCACGTACAGACACACGGAACCACATCCTTTTTCCGTCTGCCGTGACGCGAGCATCAAAACCCGGTGCTTCAAACACCGCTACGTTTACATCCCAATTATTCCCGTTCAGATCGCGTGGTTTCATGAAAGCATTATACATCAAATCAAATAAGGCGCATTTTTTCCTTGACAACTCGCAAGGATAGCGATACGCTTTCTTTGGGTCTGGATGGCTTCGTATCCCGTTCAAGACGGACCCCACAAATGTCTACCAACGGGAGATAGGAGATAGCTTCTCGGTAGCTATCTGACTTGGTGGAGTCCTATTCAATACGAAATGGGCCAGAATTTGACGCGGGGAGACGGTATTTATACGTTTCCCCGTTTTCTGTTATACTAGGGGTGTCGGATGTGTCACCATCCGGCAAAGCCTCATCGTTCGGAGGAACGAATATGACACCCCTATCCAAAGATACACCTATTACTCGTAAACGCGAAAGAGCATTATATTATCGAGAGTATAGGAAGAAAAAAGGTGCAAATCAAAGATCAGAACAAGAAGCCTTGCGTCTAAAAGCATTAGAAGAATACATCAAAAACCCAAACGTATGCTTGTTTTGCTCAAAAGTAATTGAACCTAAAATAACAGAAAAACTCTCGATAACTAAACGTAAGAGATACTGTGACGTTAAATGCTCAAGTGCGTCAAGAAAGAGAGAGTGTAAGTGTGTACCATGCATCTACTGCGGTAAACCATTAAAGAGACACCTAAAGAAATTCTGCACGAAAAGCTGCGCGTCTCGGTCAAGGGGAATCTTGCAATCTATTACGAAAGGCGATCTTTTCTCGAAAAGATCTGGATACCAATCGGCGAGGAGCGCCATACAAAGGGATGCTAGAACTGTGTACTTGTGGAGTAAAAGGAAACTGGAGTGTTTAATTTGTGGATACTCGAAGCATGTGGATATAGCGCACATCAAACCTGTTTCAGATTTCGATGATGCGTGTACTGTCGCTGAGATAAACGCGATGGATAACCTTGTTTCTCTATGTCCTAATCACCATTGGGAATTTGATCACGGTTTTTTGAAATTCAACGCTGGTTGCTTTGAAGGATCGAATACACGTAAAGTAATCCGAAAACGTGATTACGATCAAATAAACCTATTTCCACTAGCGCAGAATAATTCTTGACAACTGTATATAATTGCGTTATCGTTTAATTCGCGGGGTGGACTGGAGACGGTTCCAGCTTGGTCTCATAAGCCAAATCACGTCGGTTCGATTCCGATTCCCGCAACCATTTCGAGACGTGACCTGATCTGTCTCAACGGGCTTGCACGATGACAAGCGCATCTAGCAATAAGGAGAATTGAGATGCGTACACGCTGCAAGTTCAAAGTTGTGTCGGTGGAAGAAATAGAAGGCGAAATCAGCCGCAAATCATTTAAGGGCGATTACGGAACCAACATCGATGAGTACGGTGGTCTAGCTGGACCGGAATACACCGAGAGTCAGGGTTTAAGAAACGGTGAACAGTACAAATGGGTTCCAACTGGGAAGTATTGCCAGAATGTACGGCTGGCCGCACAGTATGATTCGCGGGACTCGGAAGATATGAGTTTTGCAGCGGCGACACCTTCAGGAGAACTCAAGATTCTTGTGAGTAACCCTGTGGTGGTTGGGAGTTTTAGGCCGGGGAAGAGTTTTTATCTCGACCTGATTCCGTGTGAATAAGGTTCCACGTCCCCTCACGGTATGGTGACGTGGTGGTGGTCCGGTGGGGTGCAAACCCTATTGGGGTCTGACAGCCGGGAAAGACCGGCAAGGATTGATGGGTTGCGTCGGCGCATCCCTTAACGGGTGGCCTAGGAGTTAGGAAACCAGACGGTTGTTACCGTTGGACGGAGAATACCGCTAGAACAGTTGGGCCGATGAGATGGGCGCTGTGGCACTCGTGAATCACCGTCATCTAAATCAGACAGTTTCCGGCTTCAATGGCATCTGCGTTAGCTAAAGACTTGCGTCCCAACTTCCGTCTTACGTTGCCTCCACCAGCAGTAGCGCCAATCCCTGACGCCAGTATCCGTAAACCTTCGTCACGGATATTCTTCGCCGCATTTATATCGCGGTCATGATGTGTTGAGCAGGATGGGCAGGTCCAAGAACGAACAATTAACGGCATCTTACCATTCTGAAATCCGCACTCGGAACAAACTTTGCTTGACGGAAAAAAGCGTCCTATTTTTATGAAAGCCTTACCATCGCGCTCTGCTTTGTACTTGAGAAACAATGTTAGTGTTCCCCACCCTACATCTGATACTGCTTTCGCAAGGTTATGGTTAGCTATCATTCCCTTCACATTCAAATCCTCTACGATCACGACTTGGTTCTCATCAATGATCTTGCGAGAGACTTTGTGAAGGTAATCACGGCGCTGGTTTGTGATATGTTCATGAACTCGTGCAACCTGAATACGTGCTTTGTTGCGACTTGATGAGCCTTTCTTTTTGCGACTCAAAGATTGCTGCTTACGCTTTAGATTCTTTTCTGACTTGGCAATCCAGCGAGGATTATTAAACTTCGATCCATCGCTAGTAATTGCTAAATGCGTTAAACCTACGTCTACACCGATTGCCTTCCCTTCGATAGAAATAGGAGGAACAGGAATAGAATCATCGGTAAGAATCGAAGCGTAGTAGTGGCCGCATGGATTCTTGCTCACCGTGACCGTCTTGATTCGTCCAACAATCTCACGGTGTATGACAGCCTTAACTTTGCCAACTTTAGGAAGATTTATTATACTCCCGTCTATTTTAACGTGTTGCGGATACTGAATCGACTGTTTTCTATGCTTAGATTTGAATCGTGGATATCTAGCCCTCTTCTCAAAGAAGTTCTGGAACGCTGCTGCCAAATTACGAATTGATGATTGAAGGACTTGCGCGTATGCGTCTTTCATCCATTCATGTTCTGTTTTCAATTCAGGCAAACGATTCGCCATTGCAACAAATGTGAGACTTTTTCCGGTTTCCTTGTACACTTTCTGCGTTTCCGCCAAAGCCCAATTCCACGTCCAACGAGCACATCCAAACTGGCATACAAGTAAATTTTCCTGCTCAAAGGTGGGATAGAGACGAAATTTTGTCGTATTCAACATTTATTTAATCCTACCATGTATACGATTAAATGTCAATATTTCTCTATTTTTGCGTTTACTTATTTCACTAAGATGTGATATAAAAAGTAACAGCAACAAGTTTACGGTCCCATGGTCTAACGGTATGATTCATCTCTGTCTAAGATGCGTTCGGGGTTCGACTCCCCGTGGGATCGCCATAGTTGTGCTGCCGTTCTCGGTACTGGTATCTGAGCACCGTCTTTCAAGCGGTTGAATTTAATGCGAGTTCGATTCTCGTCGGCAGCGCCAAGTTTATGTCCTTGTCTTCCAACGTTTAGGAACTCCGGCTCTCTACCGGATAACGCGGGGTAAGCACCCTCCAAGGACACCATTTCGAGAACGTATGACGAGAACGCAGATCGCAATAGGATTTGTAGTCAAGGTAGCAACCAAGATGTTTTGGTGGATAATTTTGATATTCCTGTTGTGGATACAAAGTTTGTGAGTTTGTGCGGCGGCGTGGAGCGACACGCTAAACCTTATCGTGATATTCATCCCCCACGAGATAAGATAAGGTGAGGAAGATTGGGGGAACGACCTGTATGCCGGTTTCGTACCCGGCCCGCACAAATAAATCACAAACTGCTTGACATTTGAAAACGAACAAGGATATAGTGAAAAACATGATGACCTTTACCACACATACCGCGACACAAGCACCGACGCAGCCAGCCGGTAATCGCGGAAGTGCAGGATAGGGTCTCAGTAGGATTTTTACTCGCATAGCGAATAAAACTGAAGAGGCCCGGTTCAAACCAACGAATCGGGCCTTAGTGCGTAGGAGTAGCAATGGGGAAAGCGATTCACGTTATTAGCAATGTTGATGAAGATATGAAGACGGCAGATTGTGCGTTTTGTGGTCGCGTGAAAGTGAAACTGAAAAATAATGGTAAGGGTAGATCAAGGCGGTGGGCATGTACTATCGCGCAGAAAAAATGGGACGGTGCAAGATGTAAAACAGGAAAACCGCTTCGCAATATGACAGACGAGCAAATGGCTCACTACGTATTCAATCGACACGGAAGTTGTGATATTTGCGGTAGCGTACCACGCCGAATGTTGAACCGAGATCACTGCCATGTAACAGGAAACCTTCGCGGCTTGCTGTGCTATCGCTGTAATACGCTGCTAGGAAAATTTGATGACAGCATCGAGAAACTCCGTATAAAGGCAGATATTTTCCTGAAGGCGGCATGTTATCTCGAAAGGAACGATACAAAGTTTTGATGTGCGATACCCGAGAGGTAGCAGGGACGATACTGTTAATATCGAGAGGTTTATCCTCCACCGTAGGTTCGAATCCTACTCGCACAGCCTTTAGTAAGAAGTACCTCGTTCGTTCAACGGCAGGACGACTGACTCTGACTCAGTTAATTGACGTTCAAATCGTCAACGGGGTGCCAAAGATTAACGTGGGATCGTCGTTCAACGTTAGGACATTGCCCTTTGGAGGCAATTATCAAGGTTAGAATCCTTGCGATCCTGCCAAACAGTAAGCGGGTGTATATCAACGGTAGATAGTCTCGTTGCCAACGAGAAGGAAGAGGGATCGTCACCCTCCACCCGCTCCATATTAGGAATAGTAGCCGACATGGAACATAAGATGATTTTGATGAGTGCCGACTTCCGAGAGGTACACAAGGTTGTAGTGGCAAAACGTAAACATGCTGGTATGGCCGAGAGCTTAGGCGCTGACCCCGTAAGTCAGAACACACAGGTTGAAATCCTGTTGCCAGCCCCATTTCAAGAGAGTCAAGCTACGGATTGAGGTACGTGATGAGCACGTTGATGAAAAAGCCGGTTTTGGTCCTTAACGCCTCGTATGAGCCGATCAGGATAGTTCCAGCGCGTCGTGCTCTCACGTTGATTTGTAAGGGTGCTGCAATGGTTGAGCAACCTACACGGATAGAAGTCTATCCGGGTATAACTCTACCATCTGTAATCCGGCTTAGGACATATCGGCATATTCCTATACGCCTTCAAATTGTCAGTCGCAAGAACATTTATATCCGTGACGGTCATAGGTGCGGATATTGTGGACAGCAATTCAAAGGTGATGAACTGACGTTAGATCACATTCAACCAAGATCCCGTGGAGGAAAGAACGACTGGTCTAACCTAGTAACTTGCTGCCGAAAAGACAACCATCGTAAGGCAGACAGGACGCCAGAGGAGGCAGGAATGAAACTGCTCCGTAAGCCTCTTCCGGCAACAGTTCACACAGGACGTGGATTGCTACGTTCCATGGCGCTTGAAGTTGGGGCGTGGGAAAAGTATTTGTATTCCGACTCAAAAGGAGAAACGAAGTTGCAGTTTTCGTAAGTTTGCCGAATGCTCTGAGTAGCAGCGGGAGCTTGTATCTCCTGCCCGGTCGGTTCGATTCCGACATTCGGCTCCAAGTGGCTGAGGAAGCCAATCCGTTAAGCGTGGAGCACATGGCTTAACGGGCTAGGGGACACGGGGCGAGTGCTACGCAATCCGACTCCACCAAAGTTCATGGCGGCTATAGTTCAGAGGCAGAACGCCGGTCTGTGGCATCGGATGTCGGGATTTCAAAATTCCCTAGCCGCCCCATTTTAACGGGCCAGTAGCATAGATGTAATGCGTCACCCCTGCAAGGTGAAGTTCGAGGACTCAAGCCCCTCCTGGTCCACCAGTTTTGTACGGCACTGTAGCTCAGAATGGTAGAGCAGGACTCTGAAAAGGTCCGTGTCGCGGTCTCGATAGCCGCCAGTGCCACCATCGGAATGTAGCGTAGTCTGCTTAACGCGCTCGCTTCGGGAGCGAGAGATCGCAGGTCGAAATCCTGCCATTCCGACCAGTTTAACGGGGTGTAGCTCAAAGGAAGAGCACTAGTTTTGGGAACTAGAGGCTGTGGTATCGTGATCCACCACCCCGACCATCTATTAGGAGTAGCGATGAGGGATATAACAATACAGGAAGCATCCGAGTGTATCAAGAGAACGCTACCGCGCTGCACGCCTGATATTTGGTTTCTCACGCGCTTCAAGGATTACGTGAATAACAACACAGAAGTTGACGATATGGAGGAAGATGAATTTTTCGATAGTTTTCTTCCTTGCGCTTTGTGGGCTTTCACTGAAGCGATGTACAGCACGATTATGCCAGTTACTAGGTTTGGCGAATGTGCGCCTCTAGCTTAATGGAAAGAGCGGCACTCTACGAAAGTGTCAGGTTCCCGTTCAAGTCGGGAGGGGCGTACCAAAGATTTTCACATGCAAGCAAAAATAGTGCTTGCAATTGCGCAGAGTTTGATGTAAGGTTGGAAATGTTGAGTTTGAGCTTCGGTGCAGGAATGGAAACATGACCATCCTGACGAATTAGGTCTCAGAGTATCGAGCCTTGTAGCTAGGTTACAGGACGGCTACCACCGGAAATAAGTAAGCGAGAGCCGGAAGAGTTGGATTATCGCCTATGGAGCGGGTTATACGGGTTCGAGTCCCGTCTGGGGAACCAATAACGAATCGACTTCCCCGGTCGTCTAATGGCAGGACGCCTAAACATCCAGTTCGCTATTTGTTCTCGCTTTAAGTTTTGCACGAGCCGTCCGAATTTCGTTATCCTCCGCCAAACTGGGGGCGTAGCTTAATGGCTAAAGCGCCAGAGTAATCTGGATATTGGGTTCGAGTCCCACGTCAACGCGAAGTTCAATTTTTGTTCGTGCAGTTTTTTGTACGGGTCGGAAGCCAGCGTTACCTTGTAAATATCGCTGTCTGATTATTTATCCGTACCAATGGAGAGTGAATCATGGGTTTCATAGCCGAAGTTTCAGCCACAGATAGGTTTTGGAGTAAGGTTGATAAATCGGCTGGGCATGGTCCAAACGGGGACTGTTGGGTTTGGACTGCACGTAGGAATTTAGATGGCTATGGGCAGTTTCGTCCTTCCTCTTGGAGATCAGGTGGTAAACTTGTAAGCGCACACGTATTTTCGTATCGCGAGAGTTTTGGCGAGTTTGATGCTGGATTACAAGTCCTGCATCGCTGCGATAATCCGGCTTGCGTTAGGGCAGAACATTTGTTTGTAGGTACGCAGGGTGACAATGTTCACGACATGATAGCGAAAAATAGATCGGGCCTAAATTTTCTTGGCTCTGATGTGATCGCTAACATTCTCGCGATGCATGGCAAAGGGATTAAACAGACAGAAATTGCCAAGAACGTTGGGATACACAAGCAATCTGTCTGGAGAATCATTAAGAGGATGGCGGTAAAATCCTTGGCGTGATAAGTTTTGCATGGGTCGTTTGGCTCAGCGTTATCCTTCTAAGATAAAACCGCTGGCTGGTTGTTTTTATCCATGCAGTGTTTCAAAGTGCGAGTCGAAAGAAGTTGATTATCTCAACATGAATGTCATGGGTTCGATTCCCATCGTCGTAGTAATACGATGTAGCTCAGTTGGTAGAGCGTCTGGATGCCGAAAGGCGTATTCGACTTCAACCATTTATTCGCACTTAAGTTTGTCAGAGCCGGATGGGTTTGGTTATCGGTTCAAATCCGCTACACCGCAAGGTGAATGGCTGTCCGCAAGGACAATCCAAATCCGCTATTTGTTCTGACAATAAGTTTGCAGGGTCGGAAGTTCACTGTTCTCTACTACGAATAGAATGCCGAAAGGCGCACGGTGGGCACTATTTATCCTGCATTGAATGTCCATAAGGGTCGAGCGGCAAAGCCGTTCCAATTTTATCCTTATGACCGGGAGAAAGACGAATGAAGAACTATATCACCAATGTAATTGATCCATCCACCACGCCTCAGACTGAGGCACTTCCAAACAAAAACCAAGTGAAGAACTCCGCTGGCGGATTCGTGTTTGCTGTGACGCCATGGACCCGGCTTGAGAGGTTCCTTGTACTGGGAACTGAGGGCGGATCATACTACGCATCAGAGCGCGATCTGACCAAGACCAACATCGATGGCCTCAAGTCTGCTTTGGCTGAGGATGGCATCCGGTTTGTCAACACGGTTGCCCAAATCAGTCATGCTGGCCGTGCGCCGAAGAATGATCCTGCGTTGTTTGCATTGGCTTTGGCTGTTGCCGACAAGCGCAAGGATGTATCCGCATACGCCCTGAGCAAGCTGTCAGACGTGGCGAGAATTCCCACACACCTGTTTTCCTTTGCACAGTACGTGCAGAGCCTACGGGGTTGGGGAAGGGCGCTGCGTGGTGGAGTGGCTGATTGGTATCTGTCTAAGCCTGCTGACAAGTTGGCTTACCAACTTGCAAAGTACCAGTCGCGTAACGGATGGTCAAACGCAGACCTTTTGCGCCTGAGTCATGCCAACCCTGAGTTGCAGCCTGACCATAAGATTCTTTTGAATTGGGCTGTGAAGGGATGGGAGTCTGTTGGTGACGATCCTCATCCGTCAAAGGCTGTTCTTCCGGTGTGGGCATTTGAAAAGGCAAAGCGCCTCACTCCTCAAACGGGAATCAAGGAACTGGTTAGTCTCATTGCGGATTACGATCTTCCGCGTGAGTGCATTCCTACCGAGTTCTTGTCTCATATTGAGGTATGGGATGCATTGCTTCAGAAGATGCCAATGACGGCCATGATTCGCAACCTTGGAAAGATGACTTCCATCGGACTAGTCTCGCCAAACAGTGAGGCGGCAAAGATGGTAGGAAAGCGCCTTGAGGACGCAGAACTGCTCCACAAGGCACGGATTCATCCTATCTCTGTGCTGATGGCACAATCTGTCTACAAGTGCGGTCATGGACTCAAAGGCAACTTGTCATGGTCTCCTGTACCGCGTGTTGTAAACGCTCTAGAGAAGGCTTTCTATGCTTCTTTTGCCAACGCACCAAAGACCGGAAAGAGGTTCTACATCGGCCTTGACGTTTCCGGTTCGATGGGAAGCGGATATGTTGCCGGAAGTCAATTGACTCCTCGTGAGGCTGCTGCTGCTATGGCAATGGTAACCATGAAGACGGAGGACGAGTATTACATCGCTGGATTCACGAACGGCACATCCCGCTCTGCATGGTCTAGCCAAGGATATGGCTCTGGTGTCACGAAGTTGGAATTGACTCCTGATATGACTTTGAAAGCTGCTTGCCGGTACACTTCTGATTTGCCTTTCGGTGGAACAGACTGCGCTTTGCCAATGATCGATGCTTTGGAGAAGAAGATCCCTGCGGACGTGTTCATGGTCATCACTGACTCTGAAACGTGGGCAGGAACCAAGCACCCAACCGTTGCTTTGCAGGAATACCGCAACAAGATGAAGATCGACGCCAAGTTGATCGTCATGGGAATGGTATCGAACGAGTTCACGATTGCCGATCCTACCGATGCGGGACAGATGGACGTGGTTGGATTCGATGCGTCCGTTCCACAGGTCATCGCTCAGTTCATCGGCGTGGATGAGCCTCTGGCTGTTGAAACAGACGACTAACAACAACCGATTGTGAGCAGGGGGTGCGGGAATATTCGCACTCCCTATTTTTTCAGGAGTAAACATGTATATCGTAGCTCTAATCTGGATGCACTTTGTATCTGATTTCGTCCTACAATCGGACAAGATGGCGATCAATAAGTCAAAGGATAACCGTTGGCTCTTCTTTCACTGCCTTGTGTACTCTACACCATTCTTTGTCTTTGGATGGAAGTTTGGATGCGTCACACTCCTATTCCATTTCGTGACAGACTACTTCACATCTCGTGGAACGTCCTACTTGTGGAAGAAAGAGATGCGCCACTGGTTCTTCACTTTAATCGGCTTCGATCAAGCGATCCATCTGACGACATTATTTTTCACGTACCGATTTTTATGCTTGCGTTAGGACTCGAAGTGGTGTACATTGATTTTACACCGCAGAAGATCGTGCAGTCGCAGTCGGAAGGATTGAATATGCAGATCAGGACCAAATCCGTGAGATCCATAACCATGACCGGGAAGCGGGTCATTTGGGGAACTTGCGTATGAGGGTCTGAGTGCATTTGTGGTACACAGACCTTCGCCTAGAGCGAGGGTTTTTTGTTGGAGTTCTTTGACAATAGGGGATTAGTCTAATGGCAAAACGTCTGCCTCCAGAGCAGAATTTACGGGTTCGAGTCCTGTATCCCCTGCCAGATTTGGCACGTATCCAAGGCGGAAAGCGGCTCTCATAAAGCCGTAAACTGGTTCGAGTCCAGACGTGCTACCAAGTTCACGGCGGTTTAAACCTAAACCGATGGCGCAACACCATCCTGCCGTGATTAGTTTTTGGGGGTGTAGCTAGTGTTGGCACCAGCAGTCTCCTTATAAGAGACCGTCCGAAGGTTCGATTCCTTCCACCCCTACCATAGTGGGACTGTGGCCTAGTCAGGTTTTGGGCACCCGGCTCTTACCCGGCGCGGAAACGCAACGTAGGTTCAAATCCTACCAGTCCCACCAACACTTTTAACGGGTTTGTCCTCCAACGTCTAGGAAACTCGCCTTTTAAGCGAAGCAATGTGGGTTAGAGTCCCACCAAACCCACCATGCACTCGTACCGGCCTCGCCTTCTAAGCGAGTTCACCGTAACTGGAATATGCGAGTTCGACTCTCGCCGAGTGCCCCAGTTTTGCCGCTGTATCTCCCCTGCCTCCTAAGCAGGTAAGAGTAAGTGGATGATGACGGTTCGAGTCCGTCCAGCGGTTCCATGAGGGAGAAGTGAAATGCGAAAGTCATCATTAACCGATCCATTGACGGACGAGGAAGTAGACGCAGCAAACGCCGATCCTAGCGACATGTGGATTCATGTGCGGTGCAAGGATTGTGGGGATGTTGAGTGTTGCTTCAACCGGACAGTAACGTCATGGCAACGTCGGTGTTTTCCTTGCCAGATGGGTTGGAAGCCGATGAAGAGCGTTAAGAAGATCGCAGAGGTCAACGGATTCAAGCCAGTTCCTATGCGACAACAGGAAGATACGTTTGATCGTGAAACACGATGAACTTTTTGCAGGCGTGGTGAAACGGAGATCACAAAGCCCCCCGAAGGCTTAATTCTCGGTTCGAATCCGAGCGCTTGTACCATAGTTTTTGCCCCGCTCGTCTAAAGGTAAAGACCGAAGTCCTACAAACTTCAGATCGGCGTTCAATTCGTCGGTGGGGCACCAAGTTCGGAGTCTGAGGGTTGGTAGCCCTTGGAGGTTACAACGCACAGATCGAACACCTGTGACTCTGGGATGTGTAAATGTCGATGTAGCACAGTGGCAGTGCCATTGCTCGGTAAGCAATAGACCCGCGTTCGATTCGCGGCATCGGCTCCATGGCGGTCTAGCTCACATTGAGAAGAGCGTTCCCCTGATAAGGGAGAGGCACCCAGTTCAATTCTGGGGACCGCCACCATACGTTGTGCGGGTCTTGAGTAATTGGTTGCTCAGTGGTCCTCCAAACCACCGCCGTAAGGCATACGGGTTCGACCCCCGTGACCCGCTCCATCTCTAATTTAGAAAAACAGGATCAACTATATCTATTTTAGATTTAGGTTCCTGTATTTTTACCGGCTGAGGAATAATACCTTGAACTAGAACAAATATTCCTCGAAATGTCTCTCTCGTCTCAGCGCACCGCATTCCGAAAAGCTCTTCGCCAAAGTAAACTCCTGCCATATTGGAACAATGCGGATAGGACGTGCTCACGGTGTATCCTTCTCCTTCTACCCAGTAGAGGGGTTGACCGTATTCTGCAAATTCCTTTTTGTCGATGGTCACTGCTATATATGTTTGTCGTGCATCAGATATACTTAAACCGAACGCTATTTCATTATTCATATTTTCCTCCGTATTTGAATTGTACTCTTGGATAGGAACTAAAGCGCAGATTAGACAGAAAAATAGGACTTGTGTTTAGATAGTCCTAGCGCGTAACAATCCCAGTTGCGCAGCCGTTGTACTGTCCTCTCCACGATGGGCCAGCACCTTCCCGGTTGTCGGCCCTTTGTGTTTCATAGAACCAACTCCTCTGGTAGTACCTTAACGGCATCTATGATCCTTTCCGCCTCTCTTTTGGCTACTTCAGGTGTTTCGTAAACAGGACCGCTTTCGAGTAGCACTCGTGGCCTTGAGCATCCTGACGGCGTTTTGTCGTCGAACACAATAGCAAGACAATACTTTCCATCTATGGGTCCTAAAGAAGCGCCATAGATTAGATTCTCTGGATTGCGGATTATAAGAGCAGTCAATCGCGTCATTATTCCTCCAAAAGTTTCCTATACTTCTCTTCTTCTTCCTTGCCGTGGATATGCAGGATCGTGCTCATAGTTTCTTCGTAGCGTCCTGTACCGCCATCCAAAGTCTTGTCCTCATCGGCGGCTAGGACTTTCAACTCAGACGCTTTCGGTCCTAAATCCCACTCACTTACGCAGAACATCAACGTCTCTTCTCTTGTCATATCGTAGGCTATGAAGTGGTCTACAATATCGCTGAATGCTGCGTACTTCCCGTTAGGTGTCTTAACGATTCTCTGTCCCATTATTCCTCTCCCGAATTTTGTTTCCCATGCGCGTTAGGATTCCGTTGATCCTTCCTATTCTGTTCTTAATCAGTCTTTTTGACTTATATGCCGCGTATTGAGCAGAGCAAAGAGGACACTCGTTCATTGTGAGGTTTGTGCGAGGATACCGTCTGCTTTAGCTGACGGAGGAATCGCATCGTCCTTTCTGTAGATTGACAATTACATCGTAACATAGTATTGTGTGAATGTGAGCATTAAACGCGCATATCGTTTTCGAGTTACCCCCACGCCTGCTCAAGAGAACATCCTTGCTCGGACGTTTGGGAGTGCGCGTTTTGCCTACAATTACATGCTTCGTCTGCGAACGGATGCATGGTTCAACGAACAGAAGAGAATCGGCTACCATGAAACCTCCGCTATTCTGACAAAACTAAAGGATAATCCAGAATTCGAGTGGTTGAACGAAGTCAGTTGTGTTCCCGTCCAGCAATCGTTAAGGCACCTCCAAACCGCTTTTGGAAACTTCTTTGCGCACCGGAACAAGTATCCTATGTTCAAGAAGAAGGACGGAAAACAAGCTGCGGAGTACACAACTAGCGCATTCAAGTGGGATGGGAAAGAACTGAAACTGGCGAAGATGGATGAACCATTAAATATTATCTGGTCCCGTTCTATCCCTAAAGCGGCTAAGGTAACAACTTGTACAGTGTCTAAAGACTGCTCAGGCCGATACTTTGTTTCAATGCTATGCGATGATTCAGTAAGCGCAAAGCCTGAAGTTGATGGGAAAGTTGGAATTGATCTTGGATTGACACACTTTGCAATTCTGTCCAATGGAGAAAAGATTGCATCTCCTAATACTTTCCGTAAGAACGAAGCTAGACTTGCCATACTGCAAAGGAGACTAGCAAAGAAGCATAAAGGTTCCGCCAATCGCGCAAAGGCAAAGCTGAAAGTAGCACGTATCCATGCCAAGATAGCCGATACGCGAAAAGATTTTCTCCACAAACTCTCTACACGGCTGATAAACGAAAACCAAGTGATCTCCGTCGAGAGTCTAGCAGTAAACAACATGCAAAAGAACCATAGTCTTGCAAAGTCAATCTCCGATGCGAGTTGGTCAGAGTTTGTGAGGCAACTGGAGTACAAAGCACTTTGGTACGGACGCACTTTAATAGGAATTGATCGCTGGTATCCATCTAGTAAACGATGCAACGATTGCGGGTATACCATCGGTTCTCTTCCGTTGAACGTTCGAGAGTGGACTTGTCCAGAGTGCGGCGTGGTCCATGATCGAGACATAAACGCAGCACGTAATATCTTGGCCGTAGGGCTTGCGGTGTCAGTCTGTGGAGAGGATGTAAGTCCCGTGTTGCTGTAAAGCGACATTGGCAGTCCTCGGTGAAGCAGAAAGTCTCAACAGTGATGTTGGGAATCCACCCTCTTTAAGGGGTGGAGGATGTCAATTAGATGATTCACAGCCCGTAGAAGTATAGACCTACCCACCATCAGGTTGACTATTGTTTGGGACTTCTTTTGGATACCCCGTACCTTTTGTTGCTCGTCACAGAATTTACCGATCCATAGCCTTCTCTCATCGTCATACTTGATGATCTTTTCGTAGTCGTAATAGGCATAGGTTGGTCCAGTGTACGTGGCTCTCAGGGATGCTAGGTCTTCTAGTGTGATGGAGGCTCCATGGAACACATAGCATCTTTTCAGACCTTCTACGTCCCTAACCGTGATGTCCGTGTACCCTTTCTTGCATGTTTGCCACCAATAATCCTTGATTTTCTTGGTAGACCCATCGGCCATCTTCAACGTCAATTCTCGTCCAGCGAAGGCTTTCATGCCGCATCCGCAACTATAACCGAGAAAATCACGGAATGGGCCATCCACTCCGATGAAACTCTTTCCGTCTTTTGGGTCTATGTCGTAGACGAACTCGATAGGACGGTTCAAAACCAGAGCTTCACCATCATTGAATTTAACAACAGATACCACCTTGAAATCTTCGATCATCTAACTCTCCTATAAGAATAAGTCTGCGCTTTTGAAGAGGATAAAGCAAGAGGAAAATAAGGAATTTTACGCAGCTAATTTATCGAATTCAAGGCAGAACTGCTTGCACTTAAATTGCTGATCGACAATCAGGCTCTCAGGATCGTGATGAGTCATGCGGCCAAGATTCAAATCCGGCCAATCGACGATAACTCGTCCTCTCTGGTCAAATCCATAGACAATACCGGGTTCACCGGCTACTGCGTTTGCCAGATACACACGAGAACCGGGTTGGAATATGACGCTCATCACACTTGTATATAACTATAAGCGCATTCTTTCACCTTGTCAAGTTTTATTTCACCGAATAGGACTAAAAAGCGCAGTTTCTACTCTTTAAGACAGAGGTTCGTTTTGCTCATCCACTGTTAAAGATTTAGGTGTACTATTCTATTTGAGGTCGTCCCCTTGGAACATCACGAAAAAGATCTATTTGAGAGAGTCCTCAAGGGCCAAGAGAAGCTGGATCATGAGCTTAAACGCGGCCTTGAGCGCATTGACCGGGACTTTGAGCACGTTAACCGCAGATTGAACGAGATTGAGCGGGAGATCAATAAACCAAAACCAATAACCGCTTCCGTAGCAAACGTATTCACAGGAGATGTAACCATGGCAGACAATATCCTCGTTTTCAACGTCGGTCAGACAGCTATCGACACCCTGACCCCTCGCCTAACTGATGGCGTTACACCTTCTGGTGGTGTGATTAGCAACGTCGTTGTTACCTTCAGCGACCCATCGGCAACCGCAGTCCTTCAGCCCGACAACACGATCCTGTTTACCGGCGTTGCGGCATCTGCTGCCCCTGTAAGCGGATCTACGGCACTGACCATCACAGACACGGACGGAGTTGTGTCCACATGGAACATCCCGTTCACGGTCCAGACCAACGCTCCTGTTCCTCCAGCGCAGTTGACGCAGAGCGTTGCGAACGTGTTCTCGACTCCAACCCCGTAATCCAAGGGAAGACAGAGACGCCCCCGGCTAACCAGTCGAGGGCGTTTCGTTTGTCGAATATTATTTCCAGTCTTTTCCAACGCATCGTGGGCAACTATTCTCGTGTTCCATGCGTCTTTTCTCTATAACCTCAGCGCATTTATCCCATTCGATCCTGTCGTCGTCGTGGCATGTCCTAGCGATTCTTACACACGCGACTTGCTGCTCAATCAAGTATTTTTCTACATTACAACTCATACTACCTCCCGGAAAGCCTCTGATCTTCTGCACCCTAAACGCTCGAAATGACCTTCCCAGTCACTCACAGGGCAGTGGTGGATAGGACATATCTCAAGGCGTGATCTTTCCTCGCGCACAGGACGCTTAACTGAGACGCGCTTTGCAGGTTTTCTATCCCTTTGTTGTACTTGTGCTTCTCCCTTTGGACGCCTCGATTCGCATAAGACTATCCCAAGACATTTCGCTTTACGCAGGACTGTGCTAGTGTCCTTACCGAGCTTCTGAGCCGCTTCCTTGGCGCTCTTGGACTGGCGTAGAACTTCGATTTTATCCTCAGTCCATTCCACGTAGGGAAGAAAATTGATCTTGAACTTTTTGGCGTGATTATAGGTAGAGTCCTTTAAAGTCCCATACTGAGTCATAAACTGCTTTGCAGTCATAGTAGGACCGCATATTTTCAAGCTCTCGACAAGAGAATCAGGCCACTGCTCACACTTATTGTCTTTACGGTTTTGGAGTCCTAATCGCTTTACTCTTTTAAGAACCCCGTTCTTATTGCGACCACCGATCTTTTCTCCGATCTTCTCAGAGGTCATCTTCCCAAGCAATTCGCGCAACAGATTATCTTCGTCCTCTGTCCATTTGTCGCACGCTCTCTTTTTAGTTATCTCAACCAATTCTTTTCCCTCTCTATCTTTGCGGGTTTGCACATCCACCTGTCAATCTGTTCGTGGCTGTGTTTAGTACAGAATCTTTGGTTACTTTCGTGGTTGCGATAATACCCGTTAGGGTTTACATCGCCGCAGATAGGACACACTGTCCCTCGCATTAAAGCGTCATCATTCATCGAAAATCCCCTTCATTGCAGTAACCATTTTATCACCAGTTGGCATCTGGCAGTCGCGGTGCTGGAGGAGTCCGTTACTTCCTATCCGGTACTTATGCCTCTTACGGATAGGATTACCGCACAGACAGCATATACGCCGCCCTGCCGTCTGCATTCCAATGCGAAGAGATCTATTACATAGAGGGCAAATATCAGTTGTGCTCATTATTTTCTTCCTTACGGGACACTGTTGTAATCAATTCTAACTGATCCCTTCTTGCTGTTACAGATAAAATGGGCGGCTCCGTTGATATTCTTACCGTTAACCGAAGTCCTGTCGTCCCTATGTCCACCGCCATGACCTCTACCAGCCTCGTGCTCAAACGTAGACTCTGCCAACGCTAACTTTCCAGGACATCCCTCAACACGGCCATAGAGACAGCATATCTTTCCTTGGCGCTCCCACATCTCACGAATCCTACGCGCATACTCATCTTTTCCAGACTTAATGAGCAAATTACAAGCCTCGCGTCCGTCTTTGAATATGCGCACAGGAACAGGAGCCTTCTTTTGATCTTTAGGTTTCGGAAACATCAGATTCATAGGTTTTGTGCGAGGATACCTCTTCCTTTAGGTAGCGGAGGAATCGCATTCCTTTCTCAGATTTGACAAGTCAATTGTACCACGATATACTTCAAACAGATGAAACTGGTAGCTAAAATCCGGTTGGATTCCAACGCAGAACAAGCAAAACTTCTTCTGCGCACGTTGGAAACAGCAAACGAGTGTGCCAATTGGATGAGCCATGAAGCGTGGGAAAACAAAGTATTTACGCCATTCTCGCTCCACAAATTTCTCTACCATGATGCTCGTGAGCGATTTCCACTCTCTGCTCAGATGGTTGTTCGACTGTTTTCCAAGGTCTGCGATGCCTACAAATTGGACAAGAAGACGGAACGTCGTTTTTCCAAGCATGGAGCCATCAGCTACGATTCTCGCATTCTGAGCTATGGAGAGAACAAGGTTAGCATTTGGACGTTGGACGGAAGAGAGCCAATCTCGTACTCGGCTGGACCGCGCCAAAAGGAATTGCTTCTCAAGCAACAAGGCGAATCGGATCTGATCTACCATCGCGGCAAGTGGTTTCTGGCTGCAACGTGCGATGTTACCGATCCCGAACCGATTGTTATTGACGACTTTCTCGGGGTTGATCTTGGCGTAGTTGAGATTGCCACCGATTCCGATGGACAATCGTTCTCTGGTTCTATGGTCAAAGGGGTTCGTTACAGATGCCGTAAACTCCGTTCTAAACTCCAAGCGGCGCAGAGCAAATCTGCTAAACGACATTTGAAGAAACTTTCCGGCAAAGAAGCGCGTTTTGCTGCTGACGTAAACCATTGCATTGCGAAACAAATCGTTGAAAAAGCCAAACGCACGAATCGTGGTATTGCCATTGAAGAACTTACTGGTATACGCACGAGGATTAGGGCTAGGAAACCTCAACGAACGATATTGCATTCTTGGGCATTCGCGCAGTTGGGAACATTCTTGACATATAAGGCCGTCCTTGCGGGCGTACCTTTGGTCAAGGTTGATCCTCGTAATTCTAGTCGTGAATGTTCCAAGTGTGGGCATACTAAAAAGTTGAACCGTCCTTCGCAATCCAAGTTTCGGTGCAAGTCTTGTGGTTATGAGGCAAACGCCGATTTTAACGCTGCTCTTAATATTCGGAGCAGGGCCTCAGTCAATAGGCCAATCGTAGCCTGTATTTAGAGCTACAAGCCGTCTGATTTAGCTGGCGGTATTTGACTTGATTTCTCTTTCTCTAAATCTTCTTTGAGTTGCTTCCAGAGATGTTCCATATTGATCCTCTGCTTACCGGGGTGCCAACACGATGGCCCTTGCGCCTTAATTACGGCGTTGAGGGCGTCTATGGCCTCTCCTACTTCGTCTGATAGTTCACCCTCATCTGCAAGATCGTCTTCCCACTCGCTTCCATCGAGTTGATGCAGGTAATGAGGCTCACATATGACGACGTGCATCTCTGGTTCCTCTCCGCGCTTCGTGGACTCTTCCAGTTGCCAGTACATTTCGTCAAGCAACTGCTCTTTATCCCAAAAATACTTATCTCTGGAATCGTCGCAGGTTGGCGTTTCTCCGTCCCATTCCGCGATAGGAAGAGTGTAATACTTCTCGCAGTCAATCTTAGCTTGGCAGGAATCGCAACGTGTTACTCCTTGCCGCATAACTTTTCCACATTTGCAAAACTGGTGAGTGCATCCTGACCACCGTGCCCCGTGCTCACTGCTTGGGTTATCTCCGGGGTAGAAGTGTCCTAGTCTGGATTTCCAACCCGGCATCTCAACTCGTGTAGCCGCTTCAGGACTGTCATACATCACGATCTTCTCTGTCTCTTTAATCATGTCACTCTCCCGGTTAGTACTTTTCGGATATATCCCTGAGATAGAACAATTGCTTCACGCTCACAAATCGAGCATCGTTCATTTGCATCACAAATTCTCGTTCTTTGTGAGTTAATTCATCTTGGCAAGCTGCAAGACGGTTTGTAATCCTACCAGCCTCTGCAAGCCTCTCGTCGTCAGTTAGGCTGCATTCGCTTAGGTCGTGGTATCCCACTAAGACTCCTTCCCTTCACAGCTACCGCATACAATCCCATCGGCGAGTAGTTTCTTCACGTCGGAATCCAACTCAACGGAAACGCGATGCTGTACCTCTTCCGTTGACCTTATTGACCCATCGTCGTTTTTATTGAATAGATTGACGGTGTGTGTAACAGAAACATATCTATTTCTCATTTTCCCGCATACGTTGCATTTGACACGAACTTTACGTTTGCGGGTGACCTGTTCAAATCGCATGGTAATCACGATTAAGACTCCTTTCCTCTGACGAATCCAGCATGTACGGCTCCTTGGATATTCTCCTCAAAATACCGTACTCGGACGTATTCCTTGATTGCGTCTGCTTCCTCTTGAGTGAGAGTCATACCGACGCTAGGCATAAAGAAAGAGGCGGTTATTAGGTCAACAATTTCTTTGCTTTCCTGATTCATTGGTTTTCCTTTCCTTCCTCCGGTAAGCGGCAGTCGATCAACCGTTTTCCCGGTTCCCATTGATAACGTCCTGCTTCGGCACGCTCGCCTTGTAACCCGCCGCTCAATTTCTCTGATTCCTCATCGGAAATAAGAAACTGTTTCCCGGTTTTGTAAACCTCACCCGCCACATCAGCCGGATTACCATCAGCTACAGCTTTGGCACGGATAGCGCCATACAAGGCCACGATACGAACCAAATCGCACCATCTCTGCGCAATTTGTTGATCGCCTGTAGGATGCAAATCGTTCGTCTTTGAGCGCATCAGGAGAATAAATTTCTCTGCCGCGTCCAGTTGCTCTTGAGTAAGGTCTGATCCTCTCATTTACCCTCCCTCTCTTTTGAGTCCTGTCGCGCTACGCTACGTTCGGCACACGTCACTTGCCTAATCGCGTTCTCGACACACTGCATCGCTGTCTCGTACTGACACTTTGCGGAGATATTCTTGTGGATGAATTCCTCACCGTGCGCTTGTGCTGCACATTGCCCATGTGCGCGGAGCAGGAGTCCAAGGATACTCTCGTCTGTTGTGCTCATCACGCAACCGCCTTCCAGCAACTAATCCACCGCTGCTCGCATTTCTGAATTGAATTGAAATCCAGTCCAAACCCGCTTACCTCATCCCCACTCTGGCGCAGGCTAGGATGCTGCAAAAGTAATTCCACAGCCGAGTCCAAGTTTCCACCCCCAAACCGTACCAGCGTCTTGACCCATGGTTTTTCAGACAGCGGTGGGACTTTCAACTCTGCAATTCTTTTATCCCTGATTACCTCTGGATCGTGCCGCAAGTCGCGTAGGACTTTCAGGACTTTAGCGAGTGCATCCAGTGCCTCTTTTTCCATTCTCTCAGCTTCAGTTGGAACACCGGCCAAAACCAGCAACTCAGCCGCACTTGGCCAAAAGCGGCATTCCTTCAATGACTTTGGGATGAGTTTTTTCACTTGCTCTGGACTCAATTCCGTCAAAAGCGTCAAAGCATAAATCCCCAACATCTGATCCGTTAGGACTCGATTGTGGGCTACACAGAGAGCCGCCATTAGAGCCTGTACCTGCCCTTGCCCGTCCGATAACGTCTTGGACAGACTGAGTGACTGTCCTTGGGTCGTTTGATCTGCCATTCGCATATCCTCCGTTTGGTTTATTTAATCCGTAAGGGTTTGTGATTGCTTTCTCGATATTCTCAGAATTTTTCACTAACCAATCAAACGTTGCCACCCAACCACTGTCGTTTTCTCCCATCAAAAACGGTTTGACTCTGCAATTTTCAACCGCCTCTGAAAATCTTTCGATGGTTAATCCAGCCCTGATTCGCGCTTGGACTTTCTTTCTTCTCCCATCTGTGAACTTGTCCACTTTTGGTAGTTTTCCTCTAAGGCGGTTCCATGTGTTCGCAAATTCTTCAGGACGAATATTTGTATCTACGGGAGCCGTAGGCAACAAGGGTGATAACCCTTGTTCTTTATCGCTCTCTAGTTTCTTGTCTCTAGTATCTACTCTTGCGGCACTGTCATTGACACCATCATTGCCATTGTCATTGACATTCTCATTGACACCATCAAGGCGAATATCGTAAATAATATTATCGCAACTAGATGATTTATCAGAGTTTACATATAATCCGCTCATGGCACCAGAAGAGCATCGAAACTTGTTAACTAGAATAGGGTATGAACCATGCTTCCCACGGGTAGGAAAGCGCCGTAGGTAGCCTTTTTGTTCGAGTTTTTCCAGAGCATCACGACATGTACGAGTTGGTACAGAGTAGACCACAGAAAATAACCCTGCCGACCCATAGCAGAGTCCAGTAGACGGGTTGGTGTCCGATAAAATAGCCACGTAAAGAGAAGCCTCAAAAAACGATAAACGACCATCCCGGACGTGCTCAAAGAGTCCGCGTCGAAGCTGTACAAATCCAGATCCACCTATTGCCATTAGTAAAACCTCAAAAAGGACAGTAATTTGGATCGTTTTCGATCCTTTTTTGTAATTCTGAACGCTGTCTCAAAGTTTCGCTAATGACCGGTAAAATGTCCTCAAGAGGAATCTTATTGAAATGAATAAAACTGCAAAATTCAACAACCATAGCTTTCCAAATAGGTTGATTATCTCTTGGATCAACACAACCTAATCGCAACTCAATTGGTAAATCCTCACCCATAAAAGAACGACAAACAGGGCATAATCCACCATAAACATCCCAATGAGTCTTCCTGCATATATCGCATTTTGTTCTTTTTGGAGCGCGAAAATCAGATCTACCATAAGTTTCAATGTCGTGGCATCGGCGGCAAAGAACCTGTACGTCTGTATACTCCTCGTGACCTAAATTTGCGTAGTTAAGATGGTGAACATGTAAATCTTGATCGTAAGCAATAGCGGCCAACCATCTTGGCATATCGCATTTTTCGCAGATATTACCCGCGTCAATTATGACTTTTCGACGAAATTCCTGCCAATGCTCCGACTGAATATACTTCGCGTATTCTGATTTCTTCATACACCCTCAAAGGGCAAGGCTCTCCCGACCGCGTGAACTTCAAGGTCTGCGTGGGATAGGTTGCCAGCGATTTATGTTACGCCTTCACCTTTGAAAGTTTCGCGGGGTCAGCTTGGAAGCCAACCCCGGAACTTTTCGCTGGCGGGGCATCTAGCAGATCAGGCTAGACAGTTCCCACCCTATTCGCATCCTTTGCTATTTGTCAAGGATTTTCTTTGGGAAGGCTGATTTTGAATTTCCTATCGCGCTCAGGAAAATAGTCGTCCTATTTATATTCTTAGCGGTAATAAAAATGTAAACTATAGATAACAAAGTAGATAGAAAATAAATACGAATTATTGAAAATAAGTCTTGACAAACTATGCGCCTAAGACTACGTTTAATTCATTGCAGCCGTAATCCAACGGCGAGGAGAAAGAAAATGAGCGACAAGTTGACGTTAATCACCAACCTTGATTTCGTGAAGCCGCATGATTCTGATATTCGTTTGTATGTGTGGGCTTTGTTGATTGAACAAAACAACGAGAAACAAGGTTTTCTTGGTCCTACGCGGAAGGTGCGCGGTTTCTTGTCTGACGGTAGCCTTCCTGTCTTCGACAAATTCCTAGCCGCTGATCCACTACCGCTAAAATTCACTGATGCACAGGGTGCTGATATTTTCATCGGCTGCGATGGGGTACGGAAGCCACTGTTTTCGGGTATGATTCTTGAACTCGCTGGCGGAGAGAAGTTCGATCTGTTTTTGGATGACGGTAACCGCCCTTTGGACGTGATGGAGTTCACAGATTACCTTGAGGTATGGGAAGCATTGCCGGGGAAGGTGGCCGAGTATTGGCATAGGCCAAACATGCCGCTTCCGAATTGGGTATCCGCAGAGTCCGTGCGTAGGACGGTGAAAGCATGAGCGATATTGAGAAGGATTATTTCACTCCTAAGAAATCATTCCGAGAGTTTTTGGAGAAGAAATACCCTCGCATAAAATCCTACATCGGAATTGACGGACTTTTGGAAATAGCAAAGCGTCACGGTTTGGAGTCTTACACGACGGCGATAGGACCCGGAGCGGATGGGTTGGAGTGTGTTGCTGTTCTTCACTGGAAGGACAAGGATACAGAATTTCGTGCAACACGTAATGAAGCCATACTAGATGGCAGACGCTCCTCTAAAGTGTGGGACGAGTACCCGGATAGGATGCTTGAACGGTACACGGTAGGAAAAGCCATCGAAGCTGAGTTGAAGGACGAACTTGAGCGGGTGAAGTCTCAGGCTGAAGGGAAGCTCGTATGAAAGGTGAACTTTTCATCAGCGATTGCGGCGGTTACTACGCCAGAGATTTAGGTGGTTGTAATTTTGAAGTATGGACAAGCAACGGATGCGTTCACTACAGGAATGAAAACCGAAGGCCGATGTGTGAATATCCGATGGTTTACCAATTAGGCGGATATTCCGGCACAAAATTAGGACAAAAGAAAGGTTCATTCACGCTCAACCTTTTGCATTGCAACACATCCATCAAAATTATAAACTTTAGTGGAAACACGATCATCGACAAGAGAGACGTGATATTCCGTCGCAAGGTTCAGAGTAACCACGTAAAGTCTGTATTGAGAAAGATTGGTGCGGCTGAAGGGAGACTGGCATGAGATTGACACTCTATATAGCAGATCGAAAAACAAACGCATTTATGGCTGCTGCTGATTTGTGTCCATCATATAAAGTCTTTGTCAAACCCGTTGAACAAGAAACAGAGAGAAAAGGTGTGGGTTCAGACGAGGATTTCATTAACCGTATTATCCAATTGTCTAAATCCGAAAAGGATTATTGGATTCCAGCCGTTAAGTATAACGGGTTGATTTACGCCGACGAAGGTATCAGAGAGATTTCTGATGGAAACAAGATCATGTTTATCCAGCAAGGAGTTGCGGCATGAGCATATCTAAATTTGAACCAAAGCCTTTACCTGACGATGAAATCCGTCTTGCACAAGAGTTGTGCGTAGAGATGGGTGAGTGCGCAGCTACTTATCACATCGTCATCCAGTTGGGCGAGATTGAACGCCTGAAGCAAGTCAACAAGGAGATGTACGAGGCGCTGAGTAATATCCTGATTTGGGCGTCAACTATTGCGTCTCTGTATCCCGGACACGAGAGGAACGAAGGAACAGTAGAGGGAGACATTGCGGCTGCTCGTGCGGCACTTGCTAAGGCAGTGAAGGAATGAAACCAGAATACATCATCAAGCAGGGAATCTACAAGATCATCCGCGTAAATGGAACAGAGGAATTGGTATTAGGAAAACCATCCTCTAAGAAGATCATGGAAGTAATCGACGCGGAAGGACTCGACACGGTAATTCTGGATTTCAAGAACTGCCAAGTGATGATGGTGGACGATACAGGATTGATAGACGGAAAGCCTGAGAATCCTATCGCGACACAGCTTTACCGTTCGGTATGCAAGCCGGGAAGTAAGGGAACGATTCACGGGGATGTGGTTTTGGTGAACGACAAGGACTTTTAACGTTTCGGTTCGCTCGCTCCTGAGCAGCCGATTACTGGTGAGAGGGATACTCACCCATTCTGACTAGTTAAGGTCATGGATCGCGGTGGGGAGTCGAAAGGCTCCCTGCTGCTGAAAGAAGGAAAAATGTCAACAACTGATAAGAAATACACACTGCTTGAGAGTTTCTTTATTTTCGTATTTGGTGGATTGGCGGCTGGAGTAGTGATTCCCTTGATTGGATTGGTCACTTTTCCTCTGGTCATGCTTGTCGCGTGGATCAGGTTGACTGAATGGAATTGGTTTGCTGTTACATATCTTCATCTCCCAACCGTCCCGTATTGGGTTGTAGTAGGACTTGGATATTTTATATCCACGTTTAGTCATACAAACTCGCCTAACGGCTATAAACCAACCACCAAAGACACCGTAGGCGTGATATTGTTGCCTATTGTCGCTCAACTTATCGGTCTTGGAATCTGCTACATCATCCACATTTACTTGCGGTAACCCGGTAATACCGGAGAAGGATACAGAACAATGGCAACCGATTTGACTATCATTGATCCTAAAACGATTGGATCAGAACTTCAGAAGTACAAGGGACAAATGGAAGCAGCCTTACCGCGTCACATGACGGCGGATAGGATGGCAAGAATTGCCTTAACATCCTTGCGTGTTAACCCAAAGCTGTTGAACTGTACTCGTGAGTCGTTTTACGGGTCACTCATGGCCGCGTCTCAGTTGGGTCTTGAGCCGGGAATTAACGGTCAATGCTATCTGATCCCCTACAAGGCAACTTGCACCCTCATCCCCGGATGGCGTGGGTACATGGAGTTGCTGAACAGGACAGAGAGGGCGTCGGCGTGGACTGAGGCTGTCTATGATGGTGATGAGTTTGATTACGCTCTTGGAACCAATCCAACCATCCATCACAAGCGCGGAAAGTGGGCAGGTACGGAAGCTGCTTTGCAGTTTGTGTATGCGGTAGGACGCATCAAGAACTCCGACTTCCCTATCATCGACGTATGGGATATTGCGAAGATTTGGGCGCATCGGGACAAGAATAACAAGTGCTACGACAAATCCGATCATTACTCGTTCAAGCATCCTGAGATGTATTCACGGAAGATTCCTCTGCTCCAAGTGTTGAAGTATCTTCCATCGTCTATCGAGTTGGCGAACGCCTCTGCGCTTGACGTGACGGGAACTGAGGGACGGCAAGCTCTCACTATCGACATGGCTCTTACGGGAGCTTTGGAGAACGGTGCTGATTCCGGGACGCCTAACGAGAATGATCCACGCGAACAGGAACTTGAAACGTTGTTTGAGAAGTTGGGCAAGAACCCCACCGAGCGCAAGATGTTGCGGGACTCGTATCTGCCACAGGGTAAGATTGACGAACTGATTGCCTCTCTGAAGGGGCGGTTAGCGCCTGAAGTGAGGACTCAACAGACTCAGGAGCAGAAGCCATCAGAGACAGTGCAACAGACCACCACAGCGGCACAGGACACGCCTCAGACTCAGCAGACCACCGCACGGCGTCGTGGACGGCCTACACGGGAAGAGATGGCAGCACGGCAACAGGCGGCAGCGCAGCAGGAAACCGCTCAACCTGACACGCAAGCATCGGCGCAAGCACAGACCGAGCAACCGGCACAGGAATCAAAACCAGTGCAAGCATCGGAATCAGGGCAGTTCTCGTTCGTGTAATCGACCTTTCCACGGAAGGTGGAGAGAAGGGTGCGAGTTCACGTTGGCTCGTGAGAGAAATCTATCCGAGGGGCGCGTCTTGGACAACCCAATCGCGCATAGGATTCAACCGGGAGGGGAACATGAAAATCATCGCGACAGTTAACAGTAGAAACTTTATTGCCGAATTATCTATCTCGGAGATTGATTACCTAGCAGGTAAGAAGATCGGAGAAGAAAAAGTATACTACGGCAATGAGAGATCTGTCACGACTGGAACAACCTTCAATATCGTAAAAGCATTCGATCAGATTCACAGAAATGATGAGAGAAAGAAGCAGGTAGAGTATTTACGCGCCACACTGAACGCGATGCTTGTTGGTTTGGATATGATTGAACCTCTGATTGAGGAGCCAAAGGTTGAGGAAAAAGAACCGGAGGCTCAATCATGAACGCTCTGACAAAGTACGTGTATGACAATACGGAGAGAGGGGAATGTAAATGCGGAAAATGCATAGATTCCGGCAACTCTCCCGATCCAACCGGGCATACAATCGACATGGTTTTCTTCAAAGTCGCCGTTGATGATGGGGCGTCAATAGATACGTTCAAAGAATTAACGGAAGGGAATCAAGATGGAGATTTCTGCTCTCTCAATCCGTTGGACGGCAAGGAACATAACTACATGGAACTAGGAGCGTGGATAGGTGACCAAGGACTCGCAATGATGTACATGGCTCTTGGCGTGTCTGTTGGTGCGTTCACTCTCCTAAGTCCATCAATGCTTGGATTGAGTGGTCCAGATGCTCTTCAGTTGGCTGGAATGGGTATGCTGGCAATTCAAGTGAAGAAAGATCAGGTTGAGGTAGCGGCGTGAAAATCGATAATGGATTCAATCTCTACGTTGACGTAACATCTGCCTGCAATGCATCGTGCCCGTTTTGTATTGCCCCTACTGTTGGCAGGAAAGACGGGATAGGATTCCTTTCTGGCTTGCAATGGGGTTTGACTTTTACAGAAAAGCATGATGGCTCTGTGCAAGTTACAGGTGGAGAGCCTAGCTTTAGCAGACGATTGCCGATTGTGCTCAACGAAGTAGGAAATCATTCATTCCATCGAAAAGTATTCAACAGCAACGGGAGTGGAATTGATAGGAGAGTGGTTGGATTATTCTTAGATGCAGGAATTACGCACGTTAATCTGAGCCGTCACCACTACGTTGAGCAGCGTAATCAGGAAGTCATGCGCTTCAGCCATGCAGAGTGGGGAAGCGATGAAAGATTCAAGGCGGCAGTTCGGTTGATTCATGAGGCTGGAATTCTTGTACGTGTGAACTGCAACCTGCTTGCTGGTTATGTGGATTCCGTATCGTCTATGGAGAGGTTTGTTTCGTGGTGCGAATCGTTCGGCGTGAATGACGTGGCATTTTCTGAGACATTCCATCTCGGTATGTACGAACATAACCTTCCAATCGAATCAGGATACGCAGAGAAGATGGGTGTTGATCTCCAGTATATCGTCAGACGACTCGATGCAGAGTGGAACCCTGTCTATGAAACCGCATCAGAGAAGATGGCGAGTTGGGGGCAAACGCAATGGATAAGTTCTTTCTTGGTTGGTGGTCATCGGCGTTTCTGGAACACGTCAATCGGTGGTCAGATTTCAATTAAGACTATGGCTGGATGGAATCAAGATGGTACTCCGAAACCTCCAATATATTCCAAGGCGGACGATCCAGAGTTACGGGATGGAGAAATCTACTTTGCTGTAGTTCATCCAGACGGAGTAGTATCTGCATCGTGGGATAAGAGTGAAAGAAAACTCTTTGTTCCGAGCGATCTTATTGTTTTAGAACCATTGAAGATGAAGGGTGATTTTCTGGAGGCTTATGCATGAGACACCGTAAGCAAATGATACCGCGCAAGCCAAAGGATATTCTAGGACTTGCTTTGAAGAATCTATCGGTAGGTGAGGAAGTGTTCTGCACATCCAAGACCTACGATGCGATCAAGGACCGAGTACACGAGTTTACACAAGCTCGTCAGGACCGTAGCTGGTCGATATTACAGTGGGGATCGATCAAGAAGATCAAGAGGACCGCATGAGCACAGAACTGGTAAAGATTCAACCGAGTCCTATCCCGCCACTGAGACAATCAACTCAGGAGTGTCTTAGTTGCCCTAGATTCTACGTTGAAGTCTTCATCAAGGGGCGTAGGACTCCAAGCGGTATGGACGCTATGCGCGGAACCGAAATCCATAATACGATGTCTCTGTACCTGTCACATTGCGCTCGCAAGGGTGTAGGAATGGATTTAGACGCCTTCGATAATTTTAGCCGTGGTGCAGGACCGCAGGCGTTTAAGATTCTCTCAGGGCTTAGAGATGGTTATCAAGTTGATTACAACAACCTTTTTGCCACGGAAATACGAATGGCGTTGGATGAGAATTTTCAACCAACCGATATTGCAGAAGGGTTTCAAGGTCTAGTACAGGACAGCGGTCTACCTGTCGCATACGAGGGTACTCTGGATGGACTCTACATGTTCCGCTCAGAGAACACTATTCTAATTGACGACTTCAAATCTCACGTTAAGCCATACGAGCCGAAGGATAAGCCGCAGGCAAAAGAATACGCGCTGTTCGTTTTCCAGCACTTCCCTTGGGTTATGACGGTTAAGTTCAGATTGACATTCGTCAGATACAAGCGTTTGACTCGTGAGGTTGTGTTTGAGCGTTCTGACGTTCCAACTCTTATTGAGGACTTACGTGCTGCTCGTTCAAAACAGATAATGGTGCATGACAATTACGATGCAGGGAACGATATTCAACCAATCGGCGGATCTCACTGCTTCTACTGCCATCTTCTATCTAACCGTACCTGTCCTATCGCTGAATATAACGAAAACATGCAGTTGACAATGGAAGACAGGTTGAGTTGGGATAATTGGAACAGTGCTTTCAGTAGGGCAAACAAGAAAGTGTTGAGAGATTATGTGCAGGCAACTGGTAGACGTGTCGTTCTCCGTGACTATATGGGGAAGTCGTATGTGTTCGATAAAGAAAGTAAGGAATCAAACGTATATCCGTTGTTTGTAAGAAACGGAAAGGATATTCTAACAGACCCGTCAGGATCGCCTATTATGCCTATAGTAGGTCTGTTATTGACACATCGAGAAATTTCACCAGAGGATTGCGATTGGTTGCCGAATATCGTGATTTCCTCTAGCAAACTGGAGAGTTATTTGAAAGCGTCTAAGAGGGTAATCACTCACAACGCGGTACAGGACACGGCAGAGAAAGTAACCAAGGTGATAATGAAAGTATCAAAGCCTTTAGATGTTCTTCCCCCGGACGACTTCGAGGATGAGGACGGAGACGATGGGGAGTTTGGTGAGGACACAGATTTCTAAAGGTAAGACAACCGGGAGAAAGGGAAGACATGCACATCAAAAAAATTAGGCTCCAATCGATAAGAAACCACGCAGATTCCACGCTCGACCTGTCCGACGCCAAGTTCGTTGTCATCAGAGGCGTGATGGGCGCAGGTAAGAGCAGTATCGCGCAAGGACTCAGCTTAAACGTGGCTCAATCCACCATGGATTTGTCGGCAGACGGTAAGGGCTTTGTATCTAAGATCAAGCGTGGGGAGAGTAAAGGTACGATCACGGCTGAGATCCAAGGAAAGCATCTTATCCGTAACGCTGTCACTCTTGATGCTGTGAAGTCTGAGAGATCGTCTTATGTGGAGTGCTTGGACAATCCAGACGAGAAGGGAATCATCATCGGATTTGCCAACTTCCTGAAGGCGAAGCGAGAGCCTTTGCTGGTGGCGACGAACACTCAGTATCTCATGTCGGTTAAGGATGAGGCAACGCTGAAGAACATCCTAGCCAAGTTGGTCCTTCCTGCCCATCATGACTTTCCAGAGGATAAGATTGCTGCTGTAAACAGTGCGCTTGGGACAGGAATAGTGGACTTCTCAGGAGAGCCGTTTGGGATCATCGAGAAGGCGTATAAACTACTCTACAAAGAGCGTGAGACGATCAACCGTCAAGTGAAGGAGTTTGTAGTTCCTGATCCCCTACCGGCAGTGCAGGGAGTGGACTCTGCGGCATTGCAGATTAAGCTGAATCAGGCTCGTGAGGAGAGACAGAAACTCTCAAACGACAAAGACGAAGCGGTACGCAAGGCGAATGAGATTGAGGTTAAGCGGACACGGTTGCAGACGAGGATTGAAGGTCTTCAAACCAAGATCACCGATGAGACGAACCGGCTCAAGACGGCAGGGGATAATATCCTGTCTGATGCGAAACTGAAGTCTCTTGCCAAGATCGCAGAGGGAAAGGACGCACTGATAAAACTGGAGCGCGAGAGGACCATCCTTTCATCTACTATCGAAGATAACAAGAAGCAGATGGACAGGTTTGAGGCGTTGCCTGATGCGGGTACTACTTGCCCAACATGCGATCAAGTGATTGATGGGAACAAACTATCGCAGATGGCGGTTAAAGCTGAAATAGACTTTAGGAATGCTCAACAGAGGGATAACGAGATCCTGCGCCAGATGCATGAGTTAGGAGACGTAGCAGGAGCACTCTCGTCACTTGCCAAGCACGAGACGGCCATCAAGGAAAAGGCTGCGATTGAGAGCATCCTAGCGGAGAAGTCTAAGCTGTTGAAGGCAGACCGTACCGAACTGGACGCGCTAGGTATGCAACAGGATGCAACTCAGGCATTCATCCAGCCTTTAGCCGATGTGGACACGAAGATCAACGCTATACTTTCCCAACTACAGCCAGTCATAGCGGCAGAGCAGAGAAAGACGGAGATCGCAACCAAGACAGAGCAGTTGAAGAAACTGCAAGTCAAAGCGGCGAGTCTAAATTCTCTTGTAGTCTATTTTGACAAGGATGGCGTCAAGAAAGATTTGATTGACGATAACATAGGTCAATTCGAGGATGACATCAACGAAGTATTGGGAGTATGCGGATACGAGACAACGCTATGCATGGAACCGTTCAGTTTTGAAGTGAAGACTCCTACTGCCGACTTTGGACCAATGAAGGAACTATCTAAGGCTGAGAGACAGCTATTCCTACCCGCTTTCCAGTGCGCTGTGAGCATCGCGGCAGGAATCAATATGGTCGTAGTGGACGACATGGATACGTATCTCAAGGAAACCGGACTACGGGGCAAGATTTATGGAAAACTCTACGAACTGATTAGCAAAGGATTGCTTGAGCAGGTAATCATGATCGAGGCTAGTTCCGACGATAAGTTACCGAATCCACAGGCTCCCGGAAGTTGCTATTTCTTTGTTGAGGGCGGGACTGTCAGACGGTTAGGATAATAAAACAATCAACCGAAAGGAAAGGGAACGATTATGCAAGGCTCTGTAATCTGGTTCAACAACGCGAAGGGAATAGGATTTATCAAGCGTGACGATGGTGGTAAGGACGTGTTTACACACTACAGCGCAATTGAGTGCTCAGGTTACAAGAGCCTCAAGGAAGGTCAACGGGTCGAGTTCGACATTGAGCAAGGTACGCAGGGAATTCAGGCTGCAAAAGTGAAAGTAGTGAAGTAGTATGGCTAAACCTATTGGAGTTGGGGCGTTGTTTCAGGAAGATAGCCATAGTGTTTTTATGCGTATCACTGGATCGCGTTACGATGGATTATGTGACCGACTTGAGAAAAAGAAACTGCCACCACTTACGTTTTCTAAGGTTCAGTTCCGTGCTCACGTCCTAGCGGCGTTAGGAGGCCGTGAGGATGGAGCCTGTAAATGCCGCTACTGCAATTTTCATTTTTCACTACCTGATCTTGCTGTGGATCATGCAAACCCTTTGAGTCGAGGAGGGAGTACGGGACTAGATAATCTTGAATTTCCATGCAAGCCGTGCAATAACAGGAAAGGCAGCATGAGTCCGGGTGAGTATCTATCCTTGCTTGCGTTCCTAGAAACCATACCACTGGCAAGGATTGACGTGCTGAAGCGCCTAGAGCAGAGTGTAGCTCTGGCGGCTGGTGCTAGAGGGAATGCGGCGGTGATTCATACGCTAAAGCAAACAGGACAATGGCAAGCGGTACAGGCTTCTCGTAGGGAAAAAATGAAGGCAAAGAAAGACGGACTACCGAAGTTCTAGAAAGGCAAGAAAAATGAAAACATTATCTCTCCACCAGCCGCACGCACAGGCAATCGGGTTGAAGTTGAAAACTTTCGAGACCCG